ATCTGCACAACCGTATTTACCCAAGCTGTAAAAGACGCATACGCTGCGCATCTCGCAGCACAGGAACAAGCGGCAGCAGAATAATGGAAATGGATGGCATGCTATTCTGGAACGTCCTCTTGACGCTGGTCATCGCGCCAGCCTTTTGGACGTTCCGTCAACACACAGCAGAGGTGAAACGACTAGACATCTTACTGAACAAGACGCGGGAAGAGCTTGCCAAGCAATACATTACGAAGGCCGAAGTCCACATGGACATCGGTCGCGTCATCGACCGCCTCGAAGCTCTCGACGCAAAGCTCGACCGCATCTTGGACCTGAAGGGACGATAACCCTGTCTCTCCAGTGTATGATGATCTCGTCTACATAGGAGGACACCATGAAATCAGCATCTACTAAGAACCGTGCCTTTGGCACCGTCGTCGCTGGCGCAGCCAAGGCGAAGAAAGGTAAAAAGCAGAAACGCAAATGACCCCGAAAAGTAAGATCAAAGCCATCGACGGTCTTACGAAATCGCAAGGTTGGCGCGTAATGCGTGAGGTAATGGAGCAAGAAATTCTGCAAGCAGCAATGCAAATCGCAGAAACGCCTTCCATGCCACTCGATGAAATCAACTTCCGTCGCGGCTCTATCTGGGCCGCAAAAACAATGTTGGAACTTCCCGAACGTCTTCGCATGAAACTCGAAGCTGAGAACATTCTCACAAAGGACGACAATGCCGAGCCTTAACGGGCATACTCGCAACATTAACGCAAACCGTCCCGCTTCGGCTGGACAAAGGAGATAGAAATGGCAACACCGCAATCACCCGATCAAATGGCCGCAATGGTTGACAACATCGCCGCCAAGCAAATGGGGGTGGCTCCGCAGCAGGCCGAGCAGACACAGCAAGCCAAGGAACCAACCAAAGAAAGCCCTCAAGAGAAAGCCGCAGAGAAAGGCTCTCCAGAAACTGAAGGCGATAAAATCGGCGCAGACGCCGTTATTTATGAGGTTCAGTTCTCGGACAACGACACTCGCAAACTGACCCCGCAACAAATTAAATCGACATTCGAACGCTACAGCGCGATGAACTACAAGAACGCGCAGTACAAGCCAGTCATGGATTTGATCGAGCAGTACATGCGCCAGACGGGCCAAAGCCCAAAGCAAATGGCTGAGTATCTACAGAACGTCCAGAAAGCCCAGCAATCTAACCCACAGATGGGCAACACTCAAGGCGACAAGTCTGGCCCGCCCTACGACAAAGCTCCACAGCAAGGCGACCTCGACGCGACCCTAAAGAAGTGGGAAGAAGAGAACGCAGCATCTCTACCCCCTGGATACCGCGACATGATGGTCGGCAGCCAGCAGCAGATGCAGGCAATGCAGCAGCAACTGGCTCAAACCCAGCAGATGCTTCGCCAAGTCTTGGGCAACGCACAAGGTATGACAGACGCAGCACGCGCTGGCATGCAGCAGGGCCAAGTAAAGCAGGCGAACGCAGTCCGCCAGCAGATCGCAAACAACATCGACCGCAGCCAGCAGGCTCTCAAGCTCCCAGACGACAAGGCGCAAGACTTCATGGTCTTCGCGGCGGAGCGTGGCTACACGATGGAAGACTTCGCAGACGTACAGCTAACTTTCAAAGTTATGTCTGACTTCAAAAACAACATGGACAGCCCAGAGATGGAACGCATGCGTCAGATCGCACAGCGTCGCCAAGCCTTCACTGGCTCTTTAGGCTCTACTCCAGCAGCAAGCGGTGCGCCAGCCGAGGATGCACAAGAGGGCAACCGCTTCGATCAATTCGCTTCTGCCGCTATGGCGAAGCGCGGGATGGGATAATTTACCTCGTATTCTCTCTGATGACTGGCACCGCTTCGGCGGTGCTTTTTTTTGATAGGGACGAAAAACTTAAAACAACCGTCTACAATCACATCAATGCCACTACGTCGCGCTACGGCCTGACAGGCAGCACTGGGCATCGCGATGGTTTTGACCGCGTAGCTCGCTGAACCGCTAAATGTAACCAGCCTTACAAGGAGACACTCTCATGGCTGCTATTCAAGGACTTCGCGGATCAGGCGAGTTTTCGACTGATTTCCGCCCCAAAAACTACCGTGAGCTTTTCACGCTTATGGAACCAAACGGCAACGCGCCACTGAACGCACTTTTGGCAATGGGATCATCTGAACCTACAGACGACCCTGAGTACAAAAACTTCCGTGACGAACTGCCTGACCGCAAAATGACTGTGAACGGTGCTGTCGCTTCGACATCTACTGGCACAATCACTATCGACGCGTCTGACGACAACAAGTTTGCTGTCAACGGATCAATCGTCGTAAACAGCGAAACTGGCGAAGTAATGCACGTTACTGCTGACACTACAGGTACAACCCTGACTGTCACTCGTAACATCGGCGGCACTACGCACCAAATCGCTGACAACGCGGAATTGTTCATCGCTGGCTTCGCCGCACAGGAAGGTGGCTCATCGCCAACTGCAATCAGCTTCGACGCAACAGTTGCATCGAACTACACGCAAATCTTCCGTACAGCGTTCCAAGTATCGAACACTCTAAACTCAACCTTCTTGCGCACTGGCGACAAGATGGACGAAGCAATGACCAAAGCTCTAAAGCTACACATGTCAGACATCGAACGTGCGATGTTCTTCGGCGTGAAGCACGAGAGCAACGGTTCTTCTGCGCAACCAACTCGCTTCACTGGCGGTTTGTTGAACAGCTTGACTAACGTCGTCGACATCACCACAGACTACGGCTCATATGGCGGTTCTGCGGCTGGCGAGATGACTGAAGAAGGCTTCGACCAGCTTCTGATTTCAACCATCTTTAAGTACGGTTCTAAGCAGAAGATCGCTTTCGTAGGCGAGAACGTAGCGAACCATCTACAACAGATGGGTAAAGATCGCTGGCAACCAACTGCACTAGAAGGTGCGTATGGCGTGAACCTAACTCGCTATAACACTTTCGCAGGCGACCTAATGGTTCACTTGCACCCGCAGTTCCGTCAGGTTCCAAATATGAAGAACGCGATGATTATCGTCGACTTCCCATATTTGACATATCGCTACCTAGAAGGTCGTGACACACAACTGTTGGAAAACCGTCAGTCACCTGACGCCGACAGCGTCAAGCACGAGTACCTAACTGAATGTGGCCTTGAGCTTCTTCAGGACAAAGTACACGGCTATATCAAAAACTGGAGTACACGCACTGCATCGTAAGGACGACCGCAGTCGACAAGTAGTACATTATAGGGGGCGTAGACACGCCCCCTATTTTTTGGAGGAAACATGGCAACTGCACCTAAAAAAACAACCGCCAAAGCAGCGCCCAAGCGCACCCGCGCACGCACTGCTGAAGGCCACTTCATTGCTGACGACCCATCCACACCTGATGTGAATGAGGCTTACGTTCAAGAAGAACCAAAAGCCAAGGCAGCACCAAAGCCGAAAGCAGAACCAGCACCTGAACACGTCTGGTATCAATCCCGCGAGAAAGAACCCACTATGTTCGCGGTTGCTGGCATCAACCCGATCCGCAACTTCAGTAACGGTCGGCTTGAATACAAAGTTCACAAGGACGACGCGGCTCGCTTCGAAGCCAACCACTTTTTTCAGAACGCCCGTATCGTCAAGAAGGTATGATCCATGGTCCATAGCAACACTAACCCCCACATACGCGAAAAGAACGCGCCACTAAACGTATTGGCTATGCAAGCCTTGCGACGCTATGGCGACTTCCATGCTGGCACGGTGGACGGTGACGTGATGCTCATGTTCATTGAATTTGCCAACATGATTATAGACGAGATACGCATGCACCCATACTACGACGGTGTGGAAGTTGACTATTATCAGTCTCCCACAGACGCCAGAGCCATCAATGACCAGATTGTCGTAGCAGGATTGCTGTATCACTATGCCGCTCAACAGATGAGCGACAAGCTGCAAATCTATACTCCTCAGTACCAGCGCATCCTGAATGCTCGTATGTGGGAGCAGTACAACGGCAACACAAAACTTCAGATGCGTACTGTCGATGGTGGCACCAACAAGCGCAACATCAACGGTGCGAAGACCAACACCAAGAACGGGACGGTTAGTTACTAATGTCGAGCAGTACACGTTCAGCTACTGGCCTAAAGACCAAGACGTTCGTTTACGAGAACTTCCAAGGTCTCGACACGTCGCGCGACATCACATCGCTCGACACTGGCAAGGAGCAACACCTTTCCAAGATCAACAATGCGACCGCAGACTGGCGTGGCCAGATTGTGCGTGACGCAGCCTGCCTCGAACGCGGCGGCGAATATCGTGTCCAACATGTTCGCTTCTTTGGTAAAGACGAATTGGTCTGGGTAGAGCGCACGGGTGCTGGCATCAACTTCAACTCAGAACGTGGCCACGTCTTGGAGAATGTCCACGAAGCCACAGCCATTGTAACCAGTACCGTTTTTAACCAGAACGTTATCTTCGCTGCTCGCACCAGACCAATGTATTCTTACGACGGCATCACCTTTCAGCGCAACCAATCCCCAGCAGCAGACCTTCTACGCCCAGCATACGTCACGTCTTGCCAAAGACGTCTGGCGGTTGCAGGTATTCCAGGGCGTGAAACCCAAGTCCACCTTTCTCGCGTCGACCAAGATCAAATCTTCCCAGACGACGAGGAAGAAGATAGCACAAACGTCTTACGCGCTGGGTTCATCGACGTGGCAAACCTACTCGGCACCGCCGATCAAATCACTGGCATTGGCTCCTTCGAGCAAAACCGCCTCGTCGTCTTCACGGCTGACCGTGCAATCATCTATCGTGTCGACCCAGACCTTACAAAATGGGTGATCGACGACAACGCCAACATCAACATTGGCTGCGCCAGCCACAATACAATCGTAAACGCTGGCACCGACCTACTCTTCTGCTCGCGCTCTGGCGTCCATTCCATCAAGCGTTCAGAAGAAAATGGTATCCTTGTTTACAGCTATTCGATGTCCGACAAGATCGACATTCTTTATCGCGAACTCTTTAACTCAGTGGAAGACCCTGAAACAATCAGCGCGGTCTTCGATCAGGATACAGCCCAGTATCATATTTTCTTCCCGCAGGGCAGCGGCACATCATGTAAGCGCCTCACTCTTGCGACAAACCCAGAGGGCGGACAGCCCCAACCTAAGTTCTCAACTGGCGATTTTCTCAACGCCAACTGTGGTTCATTCCTCGGTGGCAAGCTCGTCTTAGGAACCAACGGTGGTGTCTATGAAGTCCTCAAGGCGGAAGACGATAGAGACGATGCTTTCATACCAGAGATGGAGGTCGTTACCCCCTACCTCTGGCATGGGAGTTTGATGGACACAAAGGAAACCGTGAGCATCATCCTGCAAGCCGCAGGAAAAGGCATAATTGAGATGGATGCAATCGACCTAAGTGGCAGAACAATCGGCTCACTTGTCATCGAGGTAGATGACACATCGGACGACAACTACTTTCTCGATGTGCCATTATCCAAACAATATGAACGCAAGTGGTCGCATCGCTATCTCGCAGCCCAATATCGCTTCAAAACCAAGGGCGGTGGCGGGTTACTTAGGATAATTGGCTTCGCAGTGACCGTGAGGACGTAAAATGGCTCGAATTAGACAACAATACCCACAGAACTACGGTTCATCTGGGAACATCAATACCGAATTTGAAAACGTAATTCGGTATATCAACGCAGCGGAACTGGGTAACAGTACCATCGGCGAGTTGATGGCGAAAATCTTTGACGCCAACGGCAACTTCGATGGCCCCATCGAACTACGCAAGGATAGCTCGGCTGGTATTCAGTACCGCGTCGGCGAATACTCAGACGCTGAAAGCGGGTGGGTAACTCTAGCCACACTGGCTGAACTGCGTGGCGAAAGCGGCAAAGACTTTGGTGAGATCGGTGCGCCCATTCTCTTTGGTCGAGTAGACTACACAGCAACCTCTGCGCAAACCGACTTCGATTACGCTCACGAAACAACCGACGAAATCCTCGTCTACGTCGACGGTGTCTTGCAACGCGAAGGCGCGACACACGATTACACAACCAGCGACACAGGTGGATCAGCATCTGCGGGCGTCGTCATCTTCAACTCTGGCCGCACTGCTGGTGAGATTGTATCGCTGTTCAAAATTCGAGCCACAGCGATTACAGGCTACACCCGTACAGACGCGGACACTGTGAACGCGCAGGCCGTGTTCCCATTCGTCTTCGACGAAAACACTAAACTTCAGGTGTACAAGAATGGTATCTTGCAGCGTGAAGGTGGTGCGAACGACTACACAGTACAGCCAGCGAACAACACGGTCACGTTCACAACGCCTGTTCCGTCTGGCAACGTGGTCACAATCCTAACCGTTGAGAACACCTCGGTTCAGGCTGTGACTGGCATGATGTTTGAAGAGAAGTATGTTGACACTGCCTCTGGCTTAATCCGCTTTGACAAGATCACAATCGCTAATGGCGACATCGCACAAGCAAAAGTCAGCGACCTTGTCACTGACCTTGGCGAGAAGGCCAAGCTGACTGTGTCGCCATCTACTCCAGTCACCGTAGTAACAGGCGACTTGTGGCACGATACATCGGTAACGCCGAACCAACTTAAATTCTACGACGGCACACAATGGCTGCGCACGTCTCCAGATAGTTCTCTCCCTACCTTCACGACGTCCAACTCTGGTCAGTTTGTTAAGGTGAACGGCACTGGTACGGCGCTTGAGTATGGCACGGTCGATCTCTCCTCGGTCGTCCCTGTTACACAAAAGGGCGCAGCCAACGGCGTCGCGTCATTAGATAGTTCTGGTCGATTACCTTCCTCCCAGTTACCAGAAGTGCTTTCATCAGATAGCTTGTATCTAAATGTCGCGACGCCTTCTGCCCAAAACTATGCGATCAAGCGTATCTACCGCCAAAAGCTGCGGGTCGATGGCATCTCCATCCAAACCACGTCTGGCACATGTACTGTTCAAATCTCATTTGACGGCGTGGGATATGGCTCAACATTCAGCGCATCTTCCGTCGTGAACGAAAGTGTTCTTGGTACACCACTAGAAATTGACGCGACCACAATCTCCCACGAGATTGGCTTCCTTGTCACCAACGTCTCATCGACGTCGCAACTTGAAGTCACGCTCGCGGTCAGTGTGGTTGCGAGCTAGGAGCTTAAATGAAGGATAGGAAGCAGACAAAAGTAGAGCAAGCATACGAAGCGGCACTGCGTGCCAGCTTCGATGCTTTGCGTCTTCCTAAATCTGCATCCGACTTTTTGATTGATATGTGGTTCTGCATACAAATGTTCGATGACGTCGCCGATGGCGACGAAGTCTCACGCGACAATCTTGACCGTGTTCTATGGTCTACCCTTGTCGGCATGCCAATGAACCCATTCTATGCGTCCAACGCAAAAACACTCATCCCAGTAATCGCAACGCAAATCCTGAAGTGGCAGGGGTCTGACAAAGTCGAGCAAGACGGAAAAGCAGACGCCCGTAGTTACGTCTGGCGGGCTGGTTACTATGATCTTGTACTAATAATCGTCCAGCTTTGCCATGGCTATGAAGCAGCAATCAAGGCGGCTCCCACCGTTCTGGCTTTATACGGCGAAAAACTTGAGGACTACTTAAAGGAGTTCAATCATGCCTGATCCAGTAACAGCCCTCGTTATAGTCGGTGGTGGCGTTGCGATTAGTGAAAGCGAGAAGAACCGCAAAGCAAAGAAGGAAGCGGCAGCGAAGGAAGCTGCCCGCCTTAAACGTCTGTCAGACGCGGTCGACGCTCGCGAAGCTGAGTATCAAACCCAAGCTGACACATATAATGCCGCCGTCGATAGTTATAACACAAGTTTTAACAACGCGATTTCTGGCCTCACTGGTCTTAGCAACAACATTGGCGGACTTACAGTCGCCGATCTGTACGACGACCCGACCACATCGGCGAACGAAAACCAGTACGACAACTACCTGACGTCTCTGAACAACATGGAAACGGCACTGAACAATCTGAGCTTTAATGCAGACCGCCCGACATTCAGCAGCGTACTGACGACAGATGACGGTACAGCAACAGTTGACGACATCCCGACCCTTGGCACGGCGATGACAGGCAATGTTCCTGATTATCTGGATACAATCGACAACTTGCGCACATCACTAAAAGGTCTGAGCCGTGATCGTCGCAAAGAAGAAAACAGAATTAGCGACTTCCAGTCCGACCTAAACTACGACCTTGGTCAGATTAACCGCGACGTAGGTCGCTTAGACATCTCACAAACAGATCGTCTTGGTGGATATGAGGATCAGCTTGCAGACCTAGAACGCAGCTACAATTCATTCTCGTCAGACATCCTTGGCCAAGTCGGCGGCCTGTCATACGATGACAGCGGCATTGAGACTGCCATCCAAGGTTTGCGCGATGCGAGGGATGCCGAACAAAAGCGTATTGACGACTTTGGCACAAACCTCGGAAATTTTGCGGACACATATTCAGACAACCTGTCTGGCTACAACATCACCAACCTTGATGAGCTAAACAATCTGCAAGGATTGATCGACACCCAGCAAGACGCAGCGAGCGACTTCGACAGTTTGCTAGACTTCGACTTCAGCAACCAGTTGAATGCCCTGGGGCAGACGGAACGTGGCGTAAGCAATTTGCTAGACGACCGCGAAGCAGAACTCGACCGTATTTCAGCAGCGGAACTGGAAGCCCAGCGTCGCGCAACTGGCTTGAGCCGCTTCGCAGACAGTCTTGGCATCGCCGACATCGACATGATGAACGAGCTTGGCTACGACATCGACGACTACAATACAGACATCGGCAACTTCGAAAGTCTTCTGGACTTCGATTTCTCTGGCGCAAACGAAACTGCAACAAACGCAGCTAATGCTCTTGCCCAGCTTCGCGCTGACCGCCAGACAGAGCTAGATCGTATCGACCAGTTCGGTACTGATCTGGGCGGCTTCGCATCTCAGTATGCAACAGACCTTGGCGGCTACAACATTGCCAACATCGACGAGATGGACGCGCTGCAAGAACTGATCGACCAACGTCAGAAAGAAGCTCGCCGCTTTAGCTCCGAGCTAGACTTCGACTTTGGCACTCAGCTTGATGATCTGAGCAACGTCGAGAGCGACCTTGGTGATCTATACCTAGAACGTCAGCTTGAGCAGGGTCGCATCGAAGACGCAGAGCGCGATTACTTACGCACGGCACAATCGCTTGATCGCCTTGCAGACAGCACAGGCATCTACAGCAAGGCTGGCATCGACGCTCTACAAGAAGACCTCGACAACTTGAACGCCGACATCACTGGCTTCGAGAGCCTTCTGGACTTTGACTTCAGCGGCACAGACGAGTTCCGTAACCAAGCTGGCCTAGACATTGCTGACCTGTACTCACAGCGCAGCGAAGCCCTAGACGCTATCAACAACCCAATCACAGGCATCTCTGAAGGTGCAGCGGGTCTCGAACTGTACGACGAGACAGGAATGCGCGATGCACGCGGCGAACTATCAGATTTGAACCGCGACCTATCCCGCTTCTCAGGTGGCCGCGTAGAAGAAATCCAAGGCAACATAAACACAGCCATCGGCGACATCGACACGCGCTTGGAGGAACTCGACACTTATCGCAACGAGCTAGAGACCAAAGCACAGGGTCTACTCGAACAGGTCAACAACGCCACATACTATGGCCTTGGCGATTTGGAGGGCGACCTCGGAAGCCTAGACGCACAGCAAGCAGAGATCGAGCTTTACAACGCACAGGTTGCGATGGACGAGTTGGATCAGTTGCAAGAACGTCTGTACGGCGAGCGCAACCGCCTAGAGCAAGACGCTCAGAACGTGGCAGCACGTCGGAGTAGCGCACAAGAAGCTCTTCTGGGCGCGCTGAACGCATTCGGTCTACCGCAGTTCGACAGTCTGTCGCAAATTGATCCAATGACCATGGAGCAGTTCATGGCGATGATCCAAAACCAAGAAGAAGAAGAAGAATTTACGTCCAACCCGAACGCATTTAGCAACAATGTAATTCGTGTTGGGTAAAAGGAGTAGGTAGATGTCATTTTCCACAATGCTCCAACTGGGGATGGGAATACTCGGCACGCGCCAAGCGGGCCAAGAGTATCGTGACGGCATACGCGCTCGCTACGAAGCTCTGGCAATGCAGCGCGATCAGTACAATCAGAACTACGGCAGCTACCTAGACGCCCTTCGAGCGCAACAGGAAGAAAACGAGTACATCCGCCAGCGCGAAATGCTGGACCGTATGACACGCGGTTCGGAACGTGACTTTGCAGAAAGCCAACTGTTCTCTTATCTCGACCAGCTAGACGCCGAACGTCAGTATGGCATGGACAGGCAGCAGATGCTTGATAGAGACGCTGCCCGCCAAAGAGCGTTCCAGCTTCAGCAGCTTCTTCAGAACCAGAACCTTCGCGCCGATGAACGGCGTTTTGCTTTAGAGCAGCTACGCATTGCTCAAGACATTGCAGCGGGCGAGCGCGACTTTACAATGGGCATCTACCAAGACGAGGCAGATCGTCTGGCAGAACGCCAAGCATTGATGGATGAAGAAGCGCGAGAGATGCAGCTATATCGCTTGCGCGAAGCTGCACGAAACAGAGACTTAGTGGCAAGCGAACGAGAGTTCGCTAAAATGCTTTTAGGGCAAGCCCAAGACGTAGCAGGCACAGAGCGTGACGAGCAGATGGCTCGCTTCCTCGAAGACCGCGAGACCCGTGCAGACGAACGTCAGTTCGTCGTGGATCAATACGAAGATTACTTGCGCCAAGCACAAGCAGAGCGCGACGCTGAGATGGGCATCCGCGAGCAAATACTTGCTGGCGCAGATGACCTACAAAGTCGTTTAGAAGCCACAGCATCTCAGCTTGGCTACGTCCCAGAGATCGAACAGATCACACCTGAGATGATCGAAGCTGAAGTTGCACGCCGTACTGGCGAGTATCAGGCAGATGTTGATCGCGCAGCGGAAGCTGTTGCATCCGTCAACGAGGCAGACCTGATCCGCGCTGGCCTCGACGCATCAACTGGTGGCACCCAGCGCCGTGGCGAAATCGCTGCGCGTTTGGCACAGGAATATCAGAACGCACGCACACGCGCATACGACGATGCAATGGGCTACATTTCTGGCCGCAGCAACGCGATGGCAACAAACGTCGGCAACATTATGGATCGCCGTGCAGCTATCCTTGGAGAGACTGCAAACATCGGTGGCGCAGAGCTTGGCATCCTACAGAACCTTCGTCAGCTACCAAGCGCAACTGGCGCGTATCAGATGGCAGCAAACATTGGCTCTGGCATCCTAGACCGCAACATCGTAAGCGCGAACAACTACAGCGCACCAATCGCAGTTACATCTGGCTTATACGACGCATCGAACGCGATGACGTCTGGCATGTCAAACTACGACTACAACCTGATGAACCTGATGTCGGGAATAAAAAGCGGCAATAACTATAGCTCACCAGTCGCGATTGGCTCCGCTATCTACGACGGAAATATCGGTGGCAACTACGCAAGCACGCTATCTCCATCATCATCGGCCTCAACGGCTGGCCTAAATCTTGGCTCATCAGTTCTGGCTCCATATAACCAGACGTTCCAGAACCCGATGACGTATCTGGGCAACGCTAATTCTTACAACAACAGCATAATTAGCGGTCTGGTGGGGCAATACAACCAAGGTTATAGCCGTCTAACAGATGCAAGTTCACACTTCGGTGATCTACTAGACGCGAACGCGGGTGATCTGGACCCGAATAACGTGCTTTACAATAAATTTAGCAACTGGGCGACTTCGAAATTACCTAGTTGGATGGGAGGCGGCGGATAATGTTTTTTGACTACGCATCACGAGGAGCGCAACAAGGTCGAGAAAAGCGGAACCGTCAACGCCGCGAACTAGCTCAAGCGTTCCAGCAGTTCCAAGCCGCAAACCCTGAAGCTACGATGATGGACTTCCAGTCTTTCATCGACAGCATGGCAGGCAATGGTCTTGGGTCAAACTACATACGAGGCGGCGCACCATCTCGCGACGTCTTGCAAAGTCTTGCAGAACAAGGCGCAGCCCGTAAACAGCAGCGTCTGTTGGAACAGACATCCGCGAACTTCCGTCGTCGCGCTGAAGACCTATCTACCCTCGAAGCCATGGCAGACCGTGCTGTCCTGAACATGAACGGTGATGACTTCGACAGTGCCTACGACACATTCGTCCAATCACTTGGTCCCAACGGTCAACAGATTGTGAACGGCATGAACCTGCGCAATCGCTTCACCATCCAAAACCGCGACACTCTAATGGGCCGTCGCTTGATGGAGAGCATGCCACAGATCGACAACTACCTGAACATGTATGGCTACAACACAGAAGCCCTCGATCCAGATCAGATGTCTCGTTACTTTGGACTGCCTGCAAATCAGATGCAGCCGTTCATCGAGGCAGCTAACCGCAAAATCCAGATGAGCATGCAGGAATGGCGTCAGACCAACAACTCTAACCTGATGCAAGTTGCACGCGACGCAGCAACAACTCTTGGCCCTGAAGGCGTAGAGCCTGCGCTGCGCAACTATCTACAAAACTCACTATTTGGCGAGCAGATGCTAGAAGGCTTTGACTTCGCACCATACGTCGCAGAGGCCGAGCGCCTCGTGGCAGAACGCGAAGAACAGAACCAAATCGAAAGCCAAGGTCGTGTGAACCGCATGATTGACGCATGGGAAAGCAACGCGCGTCTGCAACGCTTCCTACGAGATGGCGACAACGACAGCGCGTTACAACAGATGTATGACATCGCTGCACGCAACCTATCGGACGAAGACTTCCAACGCCTATACGGCAAGACGAAAGAAGAGATTGCAAGCAACCCAGCTTTGGCATTCCAGTCAGACCTCGACCGTTACGTCGGTTCCGAGCGCGACGCACAGGAAGAAAACTATGCAACTCGCTCACAAGAGTTGGATGCAACACTGGCAGAAGTTTCTCGTACATACGTCACAAACAACCAAGCTCGCCTTACAGAAGTTCTTGGCAACTACTTCTCAGAGCAAGTTGCTGGCACATTGGGTATGCAGCTTGGTCAGCGTTATGCTTACTCACCTGAACTGGCGAACGCAGTCTTCGAGATCAACTCGAACATGGACGAGGACACTCGCAAAGCGGCGCAGGACAACCCAGCCGTTGCAGTTTCTTACATCTTGGAGCAACTACAATCTCGTGGCTTCACGCCGAACATCGAGCAAACACGCGATCAGTTCATCGAGCAGCAGCGTGAGCAGAATGGTTTGTATCAACCACAAACATTCGATGACTGGTTCAACAGTGAGACTGACAGCATAACAACTGCGATGAATGGCTATCGCGAACGCTTCAACCAAATGCTCGAAGCATATGGCGACAACCCAAGCGTCTTGGCCTCAGAGCTTATGAAGCTCAAGACCGTCGTCGACAGCGTCCCTGCATTGGTTGAGCAAGAGATGGCTGCACGCGCTCGCTCTGAACGCACATGGCTTTACTACAACTCTGGTGGTTGGGATCAGGCTCGCGTTCAGCAAGGTATCATTGACCCTGCAAACAATGGCGCAGCAGAGCTATCTCGCGTCATCGAGCAAGCGATCACACAAGCCAACGAACGTGCGAATGAAACGCCTGAACCTGTACCATCCAACCAGACTGTTGATGCACCGTCTGAAGACCAGTCTTCAATCAGCAGATCAGTCAGCGAAGGTGTGGAAGAAGTCTACGGCGTGGGTAACGAAATCCGCAGCAGCGTAAACATGCGACCTGCGGGTGCAGTTGGCTGGATTTCAAGCCCGCTCTACAGAGGTCTTCGCTGGATTGCCGAAGAAGGCATAATGAACGAAGCAGATGCGCAAGGCGTACAAGACCGCCGTGCATGGGTAGAACCACGCTTCGACAGGCTGCAAGAATATGGCCGCCATTTGAAGAATATGAACCCGCAGCTATACGCTCAGATGCTGGTTGACTTCCAGAACATGACATCCGAACAGCTATCGCAGAAATATGATCCAGTTCTGGATGCACTAGCGAACGACAGACAGATCAGACTTCCTCAGTAAGGACGACACCTACAGGCGTCTCCAGTTATCATCGGCTTGATTGCTCACGGATAACTGGAGAACCGCCGCAATGTCGAAGTATTTGCCTGAAGCGCCCGCGCTTATCGACCCAAACACTGTCACACAGACGCAAAATGTGGACTATTTGTCCAACACTGGAGGCGCAGACCTGCTTCGCAGCCCTGCTTTCCTCAACGATCTACGCCAACACTACGAAAGCAAAGGCGTCCGCTTCCTAACCGAAGAGGAATTGATCGACCGTTTCTACTCAGACAACACTTGGGACGACCTTAACACAGTCGGCGCGATTAGTTCGGCAGCAGAAGCAGCGACAGCAGGTTCCGAAGAGAAGCAGCGTCTCAATCGCTTGCAACAAGCGTGGCGTTCACTGCCAAACTTTTGGCAAGAAGGCGGTCGTGGATTTATGGCGGCAGCTTCAGACGCCGCAGGCGCGATCATCGCAGACCCAATCAACCTTATTCCAGTGGTCAACGCATATGGGAAGGCCACAACAGCAGCCCGTGCAGCATCAGCAGCGGGTCGCAGCGCAATGCGTGCTGGCGTCACAGCGGGCGCACGCTCTGGTGCGCTATCTGAAGCAGCAATCTCTGGCGGCCAAGAAGCAATCGTAAACGCGGCAAACCAAGTCCGCGACGTCCAGCTTGGCCTGCGCGACAACTTCAGCACAGGCGAACTAGCTGGCGCAACAGCAATCGGTGCTGGTCTTGGCGGTACAGTTGGTGGCGCAATCGGTGCGGGTGCAGGTGCATTGGCCTCCCGTACTGGCGCACAACAAGCACAGAGCCTTGGACGTCTTGGCTACAGCCCAGAAGAAATTGGTGGCATGTCAAATCAGGAAGCGCAGCGTCGCATCCCTGCGGAAATGCCAGACTTCCAGATGCCAGCACCACGTCAGGCAGACGAAGCGGCAGAGGAGACACCCGAACTAACACCCGAACAGCAGCGTGATGCCAAATGGCAGGAACAGACTGCCCGTGCAACAGCAGTCCGCGATGCACTTCGTGATCGCGTCGATGAGTTGCGTGCAGACGGGGCAGACCCAGAAGTTATTGAGGCAATGCAGCAGCGACTAGAAGCTGCAACACGACTAATTCCGATGACCCAGCGCCTTGCAAAGGAGGAAGCTGACATCATCAATTTCGGCGGAACAAACGACAGCCAGCAACGAGCGCGGCATTCACGTCGAACAAAAGAATACGAGCGCGACTTCTCCGAATGGCGCGAACTCGTCAGCACAGTCGAGGACGCCTCAGACGTAGATGCAGTGAACGCACGCATCGACGAGATACAGGCGCGTATCGAAGCTGATAGAGCGCAAGAAGCAGAAGCCGCAGCGGAAACTCCACCAGAAGCAGCGGCTGACGAGGCGGTTGCGACAGGTGGGGAAGATGCTCCATCCCCTGATGGCCCTGATGCAGCCGCCTCACCTATTGAGACGTCTCCAACGACCGAGCCATTGGATGGCGCAGAGCCAGAAGCGGAAGGCTTCCCTGAATTTAAGTATCGCTCAGACGCCCAGCGCGACAGCGTTCGCAACTTGCTCGAACAGGCAGGTATGAATGAGTACGACCTGTCTGTCATGGTAGCAAACGGCGAGATCAAAGTCGGCAAGCGTGGCAACCTACTGACCCAACAGAGCGTCAAAGACCTGCGCGTCAAACTCAAGCCTATCATCGAGGAGATGGCGGCACGAAAAACGGACGACGAGCTACCATCAGCGGCTGGCCCTGACCCTGTTGCGGTTGAAACTCCAGCCCCAAGACAGGAAGTATCTACCGATCCACTGCGTGGCCAAGCTCTATTCGCTGGCATTGACCCGAACAGCATCACGCCGCCCAAGCGCAGCAAGACTGGTAAGGTCACAAAGGCACAAGTCAACAAGGCGATTGCGGCTCGCGCACCAGACGCAGAGCCTGACGCATATGCAGCACAGGTTCGCCAAGAGCTAGACGATGCACTTGATCTTATCGGTGCGGAAGAAGACATCGACGCATTGCGCCAAGCCGTCGCAATGCTGGCTCGATCATCAAAATCAGAAGACGCAGACATTCTGGCTCTGTTCGATCACCTAATAGATGCCATGCCAGACGATGGCCCAGAGGTATCTCTTGGCTCTATAGACTTCACGAAGACGGAACTCAAGAAGATTGAGCGTCGTGCGAAAGAACTGCGTCGTCAACAGCCTGGGATGGGTGCCGATCTTGCGACAGAAATCGCGACAGGCGAGATCAAAGCGCAACGCGGCGCAGATACTCAATCCGTCCGTGGCACTGGCGAAAGCATCGAAGACGCCAAGAAGTTCACGACTGCTGGTCGCAACGTGGCTGGCCGTATCCAAGGCTTCCTACGTCGTGGCACACCCATTGGCAAAGGCAGCGACTACACAACAACCCGCGACATGCGCGTGAAGCGCAACGAGTTTGGCTTCGAAGCAGCCCTGATCGAAGCACGCAGCGGCAAAGGTCCAGACATCGTGGCCTACACGACGCTTGGCCCTGAAACGATTATGACCCGCACTGGCAAGGTGCAGGTTCCAAAAGGCACAGTTGCATATGCAGACGGCTACACCCGTCGTGCATATGACAGCATGGAACTGGCAATCGAAGCGCGTGGTGATGGCCGCAAAGACCGCTCGATGCCTAAAGTTACGGACAAAGGTCCAGCGCAGAACAACATCAAGAAACTTCTCGACGAGTTCGGCGACGATCCCGAGGCATTCCGCCGTGCATTGCAGGCGGTTCGCGACGGAGCAACCACAGCCAAAGCACCTGCTATCGAAAAACTACCACTGGTTCGCGGCGCAAAGCTGGCAATCGCCAAGCACAAGACGCGCAAGGGCAAGAACGGCGGTCCACTTATCCGCATGGTCGACCCCAAGCAGGCGGACGCTGGCAAGAATATCTCTGCGGTTCTAGGCAAAGACCTAGACGGTTGGGAAGTAAAGTATGCAGATCGCAGTCGTTTCACCAATAACCCGAAGAAGCTGCGCGACCTGTGGGAAGCAACATCTGACGATGCCCGCGCAGAAATGGAAGGCATCCCACCAGATGCAGCACTAAACGAAGCGGGCTACGAAACAAGTCTTGGCCGCCCGATGAACCAAGTCGAGGCGCATTATATCGAGATCACAGCCGATACGACGCTGACGGAGAAAGAGACAGCGGCGATCCTGTACGCAGCGAAGAAAGCAGACCACGTCAAGAAGATCGACGAGGTCACTGTCGCAGATGTTCTTTACTATGAGATGGCTCTGAACAGCACACGCTGGCAGAAAAACATCAACGAACACCGCGCAATCGGCGAAGCTATCAAGTCACTCAACGACGTTCTAAGTCGCGTCGCACCTGACGGCATCAAGTTGCCCAACGAAAAACGTGTCGACGCGATGCGCAAGTTGGACGCAATCTTCGCAGGTGTTGGCTCTGACGAACTACAGCATGCGCGAGAGTTCATCATACGCATGGGTGGCGACAGAGCGGTCGCGCCTGAACTTCGCACCACCACTCCAAGACCTACGATGACGGGCGTATACGAGTTCGGCATCCCATCAGCCGACAGTGGCGCAACTCGCGTTGCTGACTTGGGTGTATCACAGCGTGTTGGCGTCGTCCCCACCCCAACGAAGGTGTATGCGAACCCACGTTTGATGACGTTCTACCATGAGATGGCGCACTGGGCGTACTTCAACATCCTGACCCACAAAGATCGCGCCGACTTCTGGAAGTCGATGGAGAAATACTACACCGACGACGGCAAGCTGGACATTGATCTACTGGTCGCAAGTGTCCCGAAGGTCGACGAGAAAGGCGTGCCGCTCAACAACGCGCTTGAGGCACCAGCCGAACTGTTTGCTAACCAGTTCGAAGTCTTCATGGCCAACAAGATCAAGGGCTATGCAACTGCATCCGAGAGCTACTGGCGTCGCGTAACAAGATACATCCAAGCAGTGTTCGACCGCTACTTTGGTGGCGTGATGATCGACCCTGACCTAGAGCCGATGTTCGCAAAAATCCTCCCAGAAGAGGACAGCGGCGCATTCGCAATGGGTAAAGACGCAGTGGCCAAGACGGAAGCGGGCAAGACCTACAACCGTCGATACGCACAGATCAAGATGGACCGACAAGACCTGAAGGATGCCATCTTCGATGACAGCCCTGAAGGCATTGTCAACGCATCTCGCACTATCGTCGAAACGCTACTCACACTGGCACCTCGCGTACACGTCGCAATGAAGCGCGGCACAACTGGCACTTTGATGCCACTGATCCCAATGCGCACCATGATCCGTCAGCGCATTGATGACATCAGTGAAATCCTGTCAGGCAAGCCATTCGACTTTGACGCATACGACAAGGGCGAAATGCCACGCTGGATGATCGACGAAGGTTTGACTGCCGTCGATGACCCAACGGAAGCCGCAGACATGTTGCGTGACTTCTACTTCAATGGCTACAACGGCAAGTTCCAACCGTCCAACGGCATCCCTGCTGGCCCGAAAGGTCAGCCCATCAACAAGCAGTACACGTCTCTCGAAAAACTGTTCGACATGATGGAGAACCGTCTGGAAGCGGCGTACAAAAAAGCAGAAAGCGGAGACCTACCGCCAGAAGCAACGCCGAAACTGGATACAGACGTCGAGCCGTCTGAAAGACCAAACCCAATTAAGCGGAAAGCTGCCAAGAAGAAGCAACGCATCGAGAAAGCAGCAGACGCAGCAGCGGCAGCCGTCACCAAGACGCCCGCAGCTAAACGCGCAAGACGCAACCCTAAGTCTGGCCGCGTCGTTGACCCAGCATTCGCAGAGAGCTTGAAGACAAAAGAGCCTAACGAACTGCGCTCGCTGTTCATCGAACACAAAGGCACAGAGCGTGGCGATCAGGTCGCGTTCGAGCTTATGCACCGCGTCAAATCGCAACCAGCATCTTCCTATAAAGAAGTTCGCATCACAAAAGAAATCAAGGCGATGAAGTCTGATGAGCTTGAGGCGACATTCTTGAATGGCGTCGAAACTGGCGATGTGAACATGACAAACATGGCGATCACCGAGATGATGCGTCGCCAAATCAACAAGCGTCGCAGAAAAGAAGGCTTGCAAATCATTCAGCCTCGCATCCTGAAGCGCGAAATCCTTCAGACAGAGATCGACGACAACGTCGGTCTGGCATCGAGCGATGGTGTACCGCCCGCAGCGCGTGCATCTGTACGCGAATTGCTAGGTTACATCACGCACCGTGACCCAGAAATTCAGTACACCGCCCGCACCATGGCATATCGGATGCTGAACCTGATGGGTAAAACCTCGCGCAAGACGCTTGGCGAAGCCAATGTTATGACATCCGCAGACCTTGCACGTCTGGCCAACACTGACCCGAACACAGTGGGCAACGCTGCATTCGCAGACTTCCGCGCACCTGAGTTCCAAAAGCTACGCAGTGACCTACGCCGCATGTCGATTGGCCTGAATAAAGGCAAGGCAAACCCATTTGACATCATGCACGAGATTGGCCATGTCATGGTTCGCTCTGGTGTTCTGGCGGACGACGAGATCGCAGCGATACGCGAAGCCTATACACTGGCAAATGACACCACCAAGAAGCGTATTCAGAACGCATACGCTGGCAAGTACGGCGGACGCACTGAAAACCTAGACGATCTGCTTGCAGAAGAGTGGTTCTCAGAAGGTCTGGCCTACTACATGGCAGAGCGTGTCGCCAAGGGCGACATCCTAGAAGCTGCACTTGATGGCAACATCGGCAACCTTCGCATGCGCAACTCATTCAGCCGTGCGATGGACAAGATGATCGAGTACATTGCCTACGTCTTAAACGGTATGGTTGGTCGTAACGACATCAAGCAGCAGTATCGTCGCTTGTTCTTGTTCGGTGACATGTTCCAGTCAGATGCAACTCCGCCACTGGCTACAACGATCCGCCGCAAGAAGGGCGTGCATTCGTCATACGCAGCAGATGCTGTGGCTGACCACATTGCAACCAGCCCGTCTGCCCGTCTGGCGAAGATACGCAACTTCGTCGGTGAAGGTATGAGCTACGACACAGAGAGCGGCAGCTTCCTAGAGTTCTACCACGGAACTCCGAATGGCTGGGCGTTCAAGCGCAACACCAACCCAGACGTCATTCTTGCGGGATCATCTCGCGGACAGAAGGGTCCAGGGGTTTATCTAACACGCTCTGCTGCCGTCGCGTCTGAGGTCTATTCTCGTAAGCCAACCTACGAGAACTTGCTAGGTCAGATCAACAGACTGGTCGAAGAAGGCAAGATCGACGAGGAGACATCTGTCTATATGGTCGACGCTGCCCGTGACCTCATCAACACACGTCTGGCTCTATCGAAAGCACGTCGTAAATATTCTGAGTTCACGCAGTTCAACCAAGCAAAAGAGAAGCGCAACCTTATCAAGGAGCGCATCGACTACTTCGTTGATGAAGAGCAGGAACTTAACGAGTACCTGATCGAGCGTGGTCTTCTGGTCGAACCGATGGTTATCCCGACGTTTGTGCGTGTGATGAACCCTGCGGACTTCCGCACCAGAACAATCTACCAGCCGAACCAAGCTGGCATCCCGTCGCCAATGGCTAAGATATTCATCGACCATGGCGACATGATGCAAATCTTCAGGCCGACTGCTCTGGATAGCTTTGCTCGTGACACGTCTTCACGTCGTTTGGATGGCGAAGAAATGTATCAGCGCATCGTTCAACTCTACACGGACAGTGGCTTCAGCAAGGAAGAAGGTCAGCGCATGCTGAACGAAGTCCTTGATGACAATGGCTACGACGGCATTCGCTCAACACACCGCAACAGCCTTGGCATTGAAGGTACAGAGCAGATGCCGAACGGCGACTTCTACGAAGCGTCAATGACTGAGTACGAAGCTCTGACTGTGTTCGAGACATCAAACGTCAAGCATGTGGATGCTGACGAGTTCGACGATTTCGACGACCGTCTATTCTACCGTGCCACTGAGGCTATGCCTCGCGGCACTGCTGGCTCTATCACCGAAGCGATTATGAACCGCGCCATCGACAAGACGTCTGACATCAACCCTGCCTCTCTTGGCGAGGTGATGGAAGGTGACGGTGTGAGTTCACCAATGACATCGGCAATCATGTCGATGATCCGAGGTCGCAAGCTCGACGTTAAAGAAGAACAAGCGATGCGGAAGGTGTCACCGTTTTTCTGGCTTAAATCGCAGTCAACTCGCATGTCTGTCCTTGGCGCAAACTGGGTGGCGAAGTGGTATAAAGACAACTTCCCATCCTTGCATCAGAAGTTTGCATCTAAATACTTCCCGATCCACCACCAGCTTCGTGCGCTGCCAGACGCTGACGGCAAGGTCCGTGCATGGGCGCGTGCTGCATCAGGCAACGTCGGGCAATCACAACCGAAGTCATACCAGCGCATCGTGAAAGCGTTGCGTCGTGGCTACGACAAAGACGGAAACGAAACCCGTCACATTAAAAATCTTAGCGAGCAGGAGCGTAAGGTCTGGAACCAAATCCGTAATGCAATGTCTGCCGAGCGCGAAGAGATGATCGCCAAAGGTATGTATGTCGGAGACCGTGGCCCGAACTACCTGCCACAAGTTTGGAACAAGGAGAAAATTCGTGACAACAGACAAGAGTTTCTTGCCGCAATGGCTGACTACTTCCGCATGGAAAAAACGGCGCACGGCATTCTCGATTACACTGAAGAACAAGCTGCTGATTTTGCGGATGGATTGTTTGAGACTTTGGCTGAAGATGGAGCGGATGGCGTGTTCGTTCCGATCCAAGGTGGCTCGCGCAATCCAAAGTTTGACAACGTAGACTTTAGCCGCGTCATCGAACTGGAGAAGTATCCTGCCGCAATGGACAGCCTAGAGAAGTTCCTTGAGGACGATCTCGAAGCACTGCTGGTTAAATACTTCGAAGGATCATCGCGTCGCATCAACCATGCGGAGCAGATGGGCATCAACAGCCACGCGTTCTACGACTACATTCTGACCGCAGACGCTGGCCGCGAAGGTATCATCCGCTTGCTGACAACTTCGAAGGACTTCCGCAAGGACATCCGAGCAATCAGCGAGACAGGATACCCAGAATACGCACAGCTATCAGACGTCGTGCGTATGCCATTCGAAGGCAAAGACGCAGACGCTGGCCGTTTCGTCGACGACTTGATGCGCACACATGCAGAGCAGGGCGAAGGTGCAGCACTCAAGATGCTCGAAACAATCGCGCCTCGTGACCCAGACGGTAACATTCCGTTGGCTTACAAGCGTCGCTCAGACGCAATCATTGGCGCACTGACGGACTTCAAGGGCCAAAAGGTCAAGTGGAAGCCAAGCGACTTTGAGTTTATGGAGAACTCGATGCGCGTTGCCATGAAGAAGCCAATGACTGGCACTGGTTCTCGCGGCATGATGAACTTCAGCCGCGCGATGCGCAGCTTCAACAGCGTCACGCTTCTAGGCTTCACAACCCTAACGTCTTTGGGTGACTTGGTGCTGCCAATCATCCGTTCTGGTTCATTCTCTGACTGGGCAAAGGGCGTACATAAGTGGAAGTCCGATCCAGAATACGCACAGTTCATCCACGATACTGGCGTCGCAATGGAGAACATCGTCCACGAACGTATGGTTCACATGTATGGTGCGGTTGATGGTAAGCTGACCAACGCATTCTTCAACGCAACAATGCTAACGCCTTGGACTGACATGAACCGTCAGATCGCAGGTGCCACTGGCTACGAAGCGATGAAGACTATGCAGCGCAAGGCTCGTAAGCATTACAAAGACGGCCTGCCAATCGGCGAGCAGCCTGTTCAGTACAAGACGGCAGCACGCTTCTTGAATGCTTACGGACTGGGCGATTACTTGCCTAGTGGAGTGAGCAAAGACATCAGTCTTGGCGACCGCAAGTTGATGGCGAGTGACCCAATGTTAGGGAAGGCGATCATCAAGTTCGCAGACGAAGCAATCTTCCAGCCTAACCCGAATGACATCCCGCTCTGGGCGCAAACACCATGGGGTTCAATGATCTTCCAACTGAAGTCATTCCCACTAATGATGACACGTCTTGGCAAGCACGTCGTGGACGAAGCTATGCAGGGCAACGTCAAGCCCCTGGCATATTTCGCAACACTTGGCCCTGCTTTCGGTATGGGTGCGCTGGCTGCGAAGGACATTATCCAGATGCGTGGTGGCGACGACGAGCGCAGTCCAGAGCTACGCCGCCGCAACATCCTCAAGGTTCTTGGCTACGACGAGAAAGTCCACGGCGACGAGCAAGACTTCCTTGGTTGGTATGTCGAAGGGATGATGATGATGGGCGGTCTTGGCTTGCTTGGTGACGTTATGCACAGCGCGGTCACACAGGTGGACAACGGCGCATACGGTAAAATCCGTCTGGCCTCCACGGTACTAGGTCCATCATTTGGAGCGTACATGTCTTCTATCGACGTCCTTGCAGGGGCGAAGGACATGGCTGTCGGTGGTGATAACAGCAACGCAAAAGAAAGAACAATGGTCAGAGAGATGGCCACACGCATTCCTGTCGTGGGCGGCATCAGAGCCGCACGCGAGGGAATTGTCGACACTCTGGCAGGTGAGCCAGACAGCGGCAGACGCAAGCGCAACCCATGGCAAACAAGCTGGAGTGGCGGTTGGGAATAAGGAGCAAAGGAGCAACTGATGCTACAAGCACTCATCGGTCCTGTGACTGGCTTGCTAGACAAGTTCATCGAGGACAAAGACCAACGGGCGCAACTCGCCCATGAAATAGCAACCATGGCGGAGCGTCACGCGCACGAAGCCGCCATGGCTCAAATCGACGTAAACAAACAAGAAGCTCAACACCGATCCGTCTGGGTCGCTGGTTGGCGACCTGCATGCGGATGGCTTTGCGCTGCCGCAATGGGCGCACACTTCGTGATCTTCCCGACAATAGCCGTCGTAGCGACGGCATTCGGACAGACAGTCGACTTCCCAGAGTTTGACATGAACAGCTTGATGACCGTCTTGCTTGGCATGCTGGGTCTTGGCGGTCTTCGCAGCTTCGAAAAGAGCAAGGGGGTTGCGAAGTAATGCCTGACTTTAGCGACATCAAGAACATCATTGCTGCGGTGGGTGCGCTCATCGCTGCAATATCTGGTGGAGCTACATTGTCTGGCAAGTTCGGGTGGGATTGGTTCGACCGTCCCGTACTCGAATGGCACCCAGAGCAGTTCGAAATATCTGATGGATATATAGACGAAGGGTTCAAGGTGGTCGTCGCAAGGCAGAAGTTGCGTGACGATTGTGAAGTCGTCAGCTTCCGAGTGGAGCTTCGCGACAGCGAGTATCTGGTCCACCCACTGACACCTTCTGTCGCTAAGTTTAGCGGACCTGCAAACGAGACCGTCGACCTGTTCGGCTATCGTATCTACCTGCCTGAAATGCACATGCACAAGGTCGCCATGGGGGAGGCAACCCTCCTTGGCCAGATCAAATACGCATGCCCAGAGGGCGAGCAAATCGTGACCTATCCATCTCACCCAAACCTCACATTCAATATACTAGGAGTAAGCAGCGATGAGACACATTGATGAGATCGTAATTCACTGCACAGCGACAAACCCAAGCTGGTACGAAGACCGTCCAGTTGCCGAAGTGGTAAAAGAAATTACTCGCTGGCACACAGACCCGAAACCAAAGGGCCGTGGGTGGTCAGACTGCGGCTACCATTACATCGTCCACAGAGACGGCTCTGTTGGAACGGGTCGTCCCGTCTGGCGTTCAGGTGCGCACGTCGCAGGACATAATGAAAGTACGATTGGCGTTAGCTTGGTCGGTGGTCGTGGCGGTTGTTCAGACGACAAGTTTCTCGACAACTTTACAGAAGCGCAGGAGAAAGCACTGCGCGAACTGGTTGAAGACCTGAAGAAAGAACACAAGACCATTACGAAGGTGACGGGCCACAACGACTATGCGTCAAAGGCTTGCCCCTGTTTTGATGTCGATGAGTGGTACTAGCGTTTCTTTAATATTTTATCGAGGCGGGACTGGCGTTCTGCCTCGTTACCTACGAACTCACCACCGAGGGCGCTGTATCCACATTTGTCGATCCAACTATCCTCATGGCCCAGAGAGTTCAAAAGTCTTGACGTCTTCATCCAGTCAAGCATCAGAGCAACGTGCTGTGCTGTGAGGTATCCGTGAGACGTAAGCGCAGATTTAAGAATGATGTTCCACCCTTCCGCAATGCGCTCGAAGTTTTCATGTGCGTCGCCATAATCTTGAGCGCGTTGGCCATTGATATACTCGTTCGCCTTCTCTAGGATTTCATCCCTCTTCATCTTCACGCACCTCGTAGTCGACCAGCCATTTGAACCGCATCTTCAGCGCGTCAATGTCTGCCTCGACAAGACGCACGTCGTGCTTCCTGTTTGAAATATCAGCACGCACACGCTTACGCTTGTCTCGTGCCTTCGCGATCTCGTCTAAGTTGCGAGGTCTTGCGTCTTGCAGTTCCTCGATCCGCTCAGAAATACTCGTCACCTCGTCTTCCATATCGTTGACGTGCTTCAGAATGCTAGATCGCTTCTGTGATAGCTTCGTAAAGTCTTCCAAAATATCCGTAAACTTCATGCGGTTATTCCTTCGGCAATGGCTCATATGTTTCGTAGTCTGCACAAGGGCCATTTGCTTCTTTGTCATGCTTGTCGCAATGCCATGCTCCACTAGGATGGGCTGTCGAAAAGCGGCATGTGCCGCATCGTACTGGAATGTCCATACCTTCCCAACATACGCCACGTTTGAAGCACCCGCGACATCTCCAATCAGTCCCGTCGTCGCTGATCTTTCTGGCTTTTCCAAGGACAACACGTTCGATGCGTTCCTTGATGTGTGCAAATTCAAATTCGTCATAGTCTACTAGCTCCGCATGGTATTCGCAGTTGTTCTTATTGATGGCGACGAACAAAGTCTGCGTCATATCGGACATGCCCATCATCATTTGGACCTGTCCGAAATACTGTGGGTGAGATGACTTCACCCCATTTTTCTTAAATTTATTGAAGCTCGCGTCATTCATGGATTTAATTTCCAAGACGCGCACGACGCCATCGTCAAGCTCGACGTGGCCATCCATATGGCAGACGATGTGTCCACCCCATGCTTCGTATGTATGCTGTCTGTTTGTAAGACCGTCTACTTCCCAGACGCGGATGTCTGCCTTCTTCTTGAGGTCTTTTACGACTTCGTCTTCGAGGATGTGGCCCAACTGGAATATCCGCTTGAGGCGAGGGTCTGGCTCCACATTAGGAAATCCGCGTAAGTTAAACGCGATTGCGGCGTCACATGCGTTTCCGATGATGGACGCACCAATATACTCTCTGGCTTTTTCTTCTCGTTTGTCATTGTCGTACCCTTCGTCAATGGCGAACACGACCTCTTCTGCTGTCTTTACCTGCACTGCCTTACCCTATTCTTGTTAGGTTGAGGGGGGCAAAGCCCCCCTCAATATGTCATTAGAACGGGATTTCGTCGTCCATCTTTGTGGGTTTAGAGGACTTGTCCGAGCCTCCTTCAGAACCTGAAGCGAGCGGTTTGAAGCTCTTAATCTCCGTCTGCTGACGTTGGTTTCCATCCCTGTCTTGCCATGGTTTACCCAAGCCAACGTAGACCTGACATTTCAGACCTACCAAAGAGGAAACATCATCTGGTTTGTCAGGGTTTGGGTGGCCCCCCGCAACCAGAAATGACTTCAACTGACGCAGTCCGATCTCGACGGCTTGCGCATTTGAATGGTGGACATTGAAGTTCATTCGAATGTCACCCGACCCATCGACGTCTTCGAAGTCTGCAACCACGCGTTTGTTCGCGCTGTCACCGATGCTTTCTACCTTCGCCGATGTGCATTTTACTGTGTAATTACCTGTATCCAGACGACGGGAGCCTTCGCTTCCCTCAACCTTTGAAAGGTCTAAGTCTCCAAAACCACTCCAACTCATTTTTCATCTCCTATCTTTTTGTCAGATTGAGCCGATTGATATTTCTCCCACTCGTCGTCTGGCATAGACATACGCGCTAGGAGTTCAGTTATGTCTTCCACCTTTTCATATGGTTTCAGACGTTGGCGGGGATCACGAACCTTGCCGTGCCATCCGCTTGCCTCATCAGTCACGACGTAGCGTGAAACCTTGGGCATACCTTGGTCGTTCTTTTCCGTCGTGCGCACACCGCACAAGACGTGATCGAACAACGCAGGGATTTGCTTCGCCACCTTTTGGCCTTTTACGAATGGCCAATACTGGGTGACATCGTTTGCGTCTTGCTCTTCAGCAGCAAGGCAGGTGACATAGACGTGCATGTCCAGATCGCGTATCCATTTCAGGGTGCCGATCATCATCCGTGAGTAGTCTGCCCATAGCTGAAAGCCGTTATTGTTATGCTTATGCTCGACCTCTAGGTGTTCGATCAGGCGTTCAGCCAGTTCGGTCAAGCTGTCGATGGCGATCCATTTGTAACCTGCCTTCTGAAAATCTTCAGTGGCAATCATCTTACAGATACCTCGGTAAGAGAATACGCCGCCTTCAGGATCGTGGCTGCCATCCCATGAGGAGAATGGAACGTAGTCGATGTCGACGTCTTCGACAGACTTCAGTCCGCTCTCGCCTGAGATAATCAAGCCCTTTCCAAAGCGCTTTTGATAGTACCGACATTGGTACGTTTTACCGTACCCATGGTGAGCATAAAGCAGCACCTTAGTGGGGCCATCCTTTGTAATGGATGACGTCTTGGGGAAATTAAACATGTGGGATCACCTTAATTTTCGGTTTGTCTAGCTTTCGAGTGAGAGCAAATTTCAGCTTCTCCTGCTCGCTTGTTGGAAGTTTAAGGAACTTCCGCTTGTCTACGGTCAACGACCGCTTGACGTGATCGGGCAATTCGCCTTGAGAGAATGCCTTCTCCAATGCTTCCTTGTCCCATGTCCACCGCTCAGAGCGGTTGACTACCACCTCGTAGCTGTCTGTAGACATCGCGCGTTCGCCTGCCTCTTCTGGAAAGACATGCGCGATTTCTGTTTCGACTTGGGCTAAGAGAATGGTCAGAGCTTCTAGCTGATTAGACACCTCAAGGTGTTGCTTCGCTAAATCCTCCAGTGTTTTACTTCGCTCGGAAGGTTTGGGGGTCTTCTTGCCTATGCTATCAAAGACATCCCATTCATCGCTTTCGATCATATGCTCCTCCTGTGAACTCACCAGCTACAAAATCGTTTGGTGTCTTGTCACACCCAAAGGTGTAGTATATATGATACAAGGTGTCAACAACATGGAGTAGATAAATTGTCTGCACGATTGAACATTGAAGCACTGATCTGTGATCTTGGGGGAGCAGCCGAAGTGGCCAAGATAGCAGGTGTGGTGCGCACTGCGCCCTATGGGTGGGTGAAACGGAACTACGTTTCCAGTTCAGTCTTGGAGAAAATCAAAACTGCCAAACCTGACATTGACTTAGACTTATACTTTCACGAGGTGGACGATGACCAAGACAAAACTGGAGGCCGCACTTGAGTATTTGGATCGCGGCTGGGCCGTTATCCCTATCAAGGGCGACAAGAGACCCGCAATAAAGTGGGCAGACTTCCAACAGAGGCACCCGACTGAAGAAGAAGTCGTAGACTGGTGGACCAAATGGCCAGACTACGACATCGCAGTCATCACAGGTGAAATAAGCGGGATCGTCGTAGTCGATTGTGACAACGAGGAAGCCGTGGACGCAGCCCAAGAAGCGGGTATGCAAAGTCCAATAAGGGTGAAGACCAAGCGCGGTCTTCACCTTTACTTTGAACACCCCAAGGATGGCATTCGTCGTGGCCCACGGGCAGGTGTGAATAGCCGAGGAGCAGACTGGCCAAAGATCAATGGCCTAGACTTCAGGGGCGATGGCAGCTACGCGCTGCTTCCCCCATCCAACAATTACGAGTGGACAATACCGCCATACATGGACTGGGATGAGATGCCCATGTGGCGTGACTGGCGTCCGACGCTGAAGGAAGACCGTCTTACAGCAGACTTCACCTTCTCAAAGCTCGACCTGTCTTCGATTGACCCCCTTGATCCAGACGAGTTCATCAGCGAATGGGATCGCACCGCCAAGTATGTAGTCGAACACTTCCCATCGACCAAGAAAATACCAACTGGTGCGGGTAACGGACGCAACGAGCGTGTGATGCGTTACATCAGCGAGAGTATTCTGGAAGGTTTCTTTGGTCCAGAGCTACGCGTGCGTGGCTTCGCCTTTATGAATGAGTTCTTTGAGGAGAACCTAGACGAGCGAGAGTTCGAGGCGACAGTCCAATCCATGGAGCAAGCCGAGCGTCGGAACCATCCCGAACGCTTCGACGACAAGGGCCAGTACATATATAGCCGAGACCTGACACCAAAGAAGGAAGAAAACAAGAAGCGCAAGCTCATTCAGATGCGGGATGCGGAGCAACTTTTAGAGGAAGCAGACGCAAAAACCTATTTGATAGAACCGTGGCTTCCTGCTAATACAATCGTGCAGGTTTTCGGATATTCTGGGCATGGGAAATCCTTGTTCGTGCAGCACGCTGTAACGGCGTTGTGCGCAGGAAGGAAATACTTTGGACCGTTTGAGATCGGTCGACCTGCACGAGTTCTCTACCTCGACTTTGAAATGGGCATGGCCACGATTGCCAGACGTCTGATGGAGATGCGCCAGATGCATGGTGACACCCAAGACCGCCTGAATATCTGGACACCATTCATCGAGGGACGGGAGATCGACTTGCAGACGCGAGAAGGTCTCCTCGATCTACAAGAATGGATCAAGTTTGCTGGCCCAGACGTCGTCGTGATCGACACCATCCGCTCTGCATACCCAGGGATGGCGGAAAATTCGGCAGACGAATGGGCAAAAGTAAACAAGCTGGCGGTCACGTTGCGAAACTCTGGCCTTGCAGTCATCCTTATTCACCACAGCAACAAGCCATCCGAGAGTGGCGTCGGCAGGGAAGCTGGCTCAACGAACCAGTTGACCGTCTTGGAGACGCAGATCAGGGTGGCTCAAGTCTTCAGGGATGAGGAGACCGCAAAGCAAAACGCTGGCTTGTACGACGGCAACTATGACAACCCCGTCTGGCCTTTGCTGGAGAGCAAGCTGCCACCAGAGTATCGTCTGTATATGGTTATGGAAATTCGGTACGGGAAGGTGCGTGAATGGACTGACCTACATGACCGTGTGCAGTGGATTGGCTATGCGGCACACAATACAACAGACGAAAAGATCGTCGTGAGCAGCAAGTCTACCAAGCAGCGTGCAAAAGACATGGCCCTAGAGGGTCTGTCTGCACCTGCTATTTCTGATAAGCTGCATCGACCTCTACGGTTGGTCCGTGAGTGGCTCGAACTTCCAGATACTTCTTCCTAGCTTTTATCTCTTCGGGCGTAAGGTGGCGCACAGACGTCACCTTCGCCTCTGGGAAGTGGTCTCGAACTCTATCAACTAACTCTGCAATCTCTGGATACTTGCGACGGTTTTCCTCGACAAGTTTCTTCCGCATAAGCTCTTCGTAGCGTAGCTTATCTGCTGCAATTTCTTTCTTAGTTGCCATATTTTCTCAGAATTAAAATCGTCTAGGCGTGTGACGTTGTCACCTCGACGTTGCTGTCGTTTAACGACCGAGGCAGGCACTTCCGTGCCTGTCTCGGCCTAACGTCTCGCGACGATTTTAACTTTCTTGGTGGGAAAGTCAACACCTTTGACACCTTTGGGTGTTGATTTTTAGTAGCGTTGCTTATACATTTGCAGCATAACTAACTGTGCGACAAGGAAATATCATGCCAAAGATGGTTCACGTCTCAGACGCGGACCTGAGTTGGCTCAAAGATAACCATCACGAATACTCTTACCAAGACATGGCCAAACGTATTGGATGCTGTGTCGACACCCTGAAGAGAATACTTGTACGAGAAGGTCTTCAGGAATTTGACGGAGCCAAGTATCAGGTTCGCACAATCGACAAAACAAAAATATGGACACGTCCCTGCATGTCTTGCGGGGAGGAAGAAGAACGTCCTCGGTTCTGGTACTTCTGTCGTAGCTGTAGAAAAACAATGGGATACACCGAATGACCAAAGCGCATAAGCGTAAGGGCGACGCATATGAGAGAGAGTTAGCAGCATACATCAACGACGCAACAGGGTTGAACTGTTCTCGCGCACCCCTATCAGGCGGGGGAAAGGTCGGGATGCACGGCACCGCAGACTTAATCGGAACGCCAGCACTATTCGTCGAAGCCAAACGAGTAGAGCGACTAAACTTTCACGACGCACTCAAGCAAGCAGAAACCAATATCCAAAAGACCAACAGCATGTGCATGCCTGTCGTCGTCAACAGACGATCCAGAATGAAAACAGGCGAAAGCCTCTGCCTCCTCAGACTTGACGATCTTCTCAAGCTCTATCGCTGTTACCTCGTCCTCAACGGCTACACAAAGGACGACCACTAACGTCTTCGATGCCATAATCCTCAAGAAAGCGAGGACATCATGGCTGCAAAGAAAAAGAAACGCTGCAACGTATCCCTTTCCGTCAAGCGCGGAGAGAAGAAACCTGCTTCGCAGGGCGCTGGTCTAACCGCAAAGGGTCGTGCCAAGTACAATAAAGCCTGTGGCTCTAAACTCAAAGCCCCCCAACCATCTGGCGGTTCTCGCAAGAAATCCTACTGCTCACGCAGCGCAGGCCAGATGAAGATGCACAACATCAACTGCTCCAAGACGCCAGAAAAACGTATCTGCGCAGCCCGCAGACGTTGGAAGTGCTGATGGCAGACCCCAAAGACATAGCAGATGAAATCTTTAAGTGGTCCAACGAAGTCGTCGAGACCCCACTAGAAGTCTTCGGTGGCCTCCCCGCCTGCCCGTTTGCACGGGCGGCGTGGACGCAACAAAACGTCATGCTTCACGTTCTCTACGACATCGACGTCGTCACCGACATCAAGCTCGCCATCAATCCCTTCGCCCCCAACGTACACATCTGCGCATGGGTAGACTACGAAGAGATGACAGCCGACGAGTTCCAAGCGTGGATCGACCATCACAACGAGAACCACTTCGGCGTCTGGCTCATGGGCTTCCACCCAGAAAGCCAAGAAAATACCATGACACCTGAGTTCGATGGCATCGTTGAGGACGACTACGCCCTAGTTCTTGTGCAATCATTGCAACATCTGGTGGGGGCGTCCGACAAACTTCGTCGCACAAGTTACTACGACGCATTCTCACCAGAGGACATGTCATACATCAACTACCGCAAGGAAATTTACGATGCGTGGAATGAAAAAATCAGTACGCAAAAAGCCTTCCTCTACCAAGAAGAAGAAGCGATAAACTAGGAGGCCAGCATGGCAAGAATACGCAAAGATAGAGGTGTCGTCTTCGGCACATCTGGAATGTCCAGCCGCAACCAGCCAGTCATGGGCGGCAACCAATTCCAAAACGCTTCGAACGTGTCTTCACAGTTCGGTTCATCCCTGTCCCGCACCCCAGTCTACTTGGGTCGCCAACGGTCGATGCGTCGATGAAGTCTCGTCAAGTCAAATCAGTCGGTCGCAAGACCAAGTCAGCCAACATGCAGCACGACGTCTGTCCCTGCGTCTTGGCTAACAACAAAAGGAGTAAGTCCAAATGATGGGTCGTAAAAAACCAATGCGTCGTGGGGCAGGTCCGAAGATCAACCCACGCCAAGCGCAAATGATGATGGCTAGGATGAACCCTGCCCAGCGCAAGAAGGTAATGATGATGGCGCAGCAAGTCTTGGCAAGAGGCCGCCGCTAATGCCTGCAAAGAAGAAGAAGGCTGCCAAAAAAGACGCTTGCTACAGCAAGGTCAAGGCTCGCTACAAAGTCTGGCCTTCTGCTTACGCGTCTGGCGCACTCGTTCAGTGCCGCAAGGTCGGCGCAAAGAACTGGGGCAACAAGAGTAAAAAGAAATGAGCGATCTTCGCAAATGGTTCAGCCAGAACGGTGGCAAAGGATGGATCGACTGCAAGACAGGGAAGCCTTGCGGTCGCAAGAAGGGTGAGAAGCGCAAGTCTTATCCCGCCTGTCGTCCTACCAAGAAGCAATGCACGTCTGCCGCTCGCAAGAAGACAAGCTCAAAACGTATTAGTTGGAAGAAAAAGAAATGACTTTCTCATCTAACATGGAAGGTCGAGACATCGTCTCCCTCATCAACGAAACAGCATCAGCCCTTGGCGCTGACCCTGTCGACCTAGCCACCGTCATCTCTTACGAGACAGGCGGCACCTTCGATCCCATGGAAGTCGGCCCAACCACCAAGTGGGGTACGCACCGTGGCCTCATCCAGTTTGGCGAGCCACAAGCTGAACAGTATGGCGCAGACTTCTCATCCGCAGACGCAGCCCTCACCTCGCAACTCGGAGCCAACGGAGCAATCGTCAGATACCTCCGCCAGAACGGCTATCAAGAAGGCATGGGCATCCTCGACCTGTATTCGATCATCAACGCAGGCGCACCCAACATGTATGGCGCATCAGATGAAGCGTCTGGCGGCGCTCCAGGGACTGTTCGCGACAAGGTGACGTTCCAAATGGGCGACCATCGCACAAAAGCCTTGGCCCTGCTCGGCAACGAACACCCACAACCAGACGCCATGGCCTCTGCCATCAACGCAGCAGTCGCAGAAGCAATCGACTACGACCCAGACGCACCCAACATACAAGCGTCAAACGCAATGAACCAAGACCCATCCGCGCCCCCTTCGGGCGCGTCTGGGCAACAAAAGAAAATTGACAGCAGCGTAACCGACGCAGCTAACGAAGCCCAACGTCGTGAAGCCTATCGCGCGGCCCAAGAATTTATCTTCTCGATGACCCCCCAACAACGCATGATGGAGAAGCAACTCTACTACAAAGCGCAGTTGGAACAGGGAGAAGCCCGTGGCTTCGACCAGTGGTTTACCAACACGCGCTTTGGAAACTACGCCCAAGAGTACATGAACGGCGACCAAGCCTTCGTAAACCAACTCTCTGGCCCCCAACAAGTCTTGCTGCAACAGCTCACAGCAAACGTACCCCAAGCTCAGTCCTTCGCCCACTACCTGATGGGCGTATAGGACGAAACCTTGGCCCTGTTCTGATACCCTAAACATACCTCACTTCACCTGACTTCACTGAACGACGACAGAACAGGTGTGTTTATGGACCCTCTCACAACAGGCATAGCAGCATTCAACGCCATCAAGATGGGCGTCCGCGCGGGTAAGGAAATCCATTCCCTCGGCAAAGAGATCGGGTCTCTCTTCGACGCAATCGACGACAGTCGCAAGACGCACGAGAAAAAGAAACGCCGCTCAATCCTCACCGCCAACGAGGAAGCCATGGAAACTTTCATGGCCAAGAAGAAAGCGGAAGACATGGAGAAACAGCTACGCGAAATCATAATCCATACGCGTGGTCTCTCCGCATGGCAGGAACTCCTGCAAATAAGACGCGACATCCGTCTCCAACGCAAGGAAGCGGAACGCCAAGCAAAGAAGGAGCGGCAAGAAAAAATCGAGGCTATCGCAATAGGCGCAACCATATTCGTCGCAGCCATCGCCGTGATCGGCATCGCCTATCTCATCTATCTCAGAAGTAAAGGTGACATATGACGTGGTATCTCGTACTCATCACACACATGATGGTCCAAACACCCCATGGCCCTACTCTCGCACAAGTCTGCCACTACAAGACGGACCCTGAACAAAAATGGGAGGACAGACGCTTCTACGTTGTCCCCCCATCCTACGTTTGTCCGAAGTCTTACAAAGAAAAGTCGGCCTAAGCCTTCTTATCCTGACGTTCCAAGAGCAATCGGGCTAGATGCCCGATGCTCTCAGCCCTTTGCTTGATGGTCATGCGTGGCGGAACTCTCGCCGCATCCATCGCAATCACGTCTGCTGCCCTTACAATCTGATCGACGATCTTCTTATCTTCATCATCCATCACAGCAGACCTCCCAACCAAGACGTCATGTACTTCATGGCCTTTGGCCCCACTGAAACACCCTGCGTGTTCTTTGCGACAACTCCAATGTGATCCAGTGTTACCAAGTTCCTAGCGAGTGTCGAGCGTTTGATGCCCGTCTCGTCTTCAAGCTCACTCAGCGTCAGCTTGTACTTTTTTTCGCTGTTTTTTTCCAGCGCCTTCAGCACCAGTATCGCTACTGTCACTTGCTTGTGTGTCAACCTGTGCATCGCCCTGCTCCCGATCTTGCACTCTCATTACTGTGTTCATAGTCCAACCAGTGCTATTCAATGCACCTTTCAAATTGTCCAAGACCAAGACCGCGCCCTGCTTATTCAAGACGTTCTCGGTGAACACAGTCTCAACGCCCAGTATCTGCTCACCGTTCTTCACGATATACAGATCACCAACGTGTACCATCTGTGGCTGCTGCTGCTCTTCATTCGCCTGTGACATTATCCAACTCCTCTTTCGTTTCATGGATGTCGACCCTGCAATCAATCAGGGCGTCTAAAATTTCCTTCAAAAAGTTTTTCACATAAGGAGACTGACTATCATCGCACTCCTTTTGCGCAGCTTCGATGATGTTATCCAAGATGTTATCCATCTCGTCCAAGTCCTCTTCATTTGCGACGACCTGAAAGTTTACTCTGATTATGTTACTCACTGATGCACTCCATCATTTGTATTGTTGACACTACAGGTGTCTGCGACGTCTGTAAACACACCATATCTTGTGCCAAAGTGCGTCACGAAACACCCCTGCTTCGATGTAGTTGTCAAAAGTCCGCACACCCCAAACATTCCAAGACGTTAAAGGTGTGCCAATGTGTCAGGAGTTTGTGTCAACTTTCCCTTGGTAAGGGTATTGTGGCACGAGTAAAATGCTGTGTTAGCTCAGTGGTAGAGCGCGTCCTTGGTAAGGACGAGGTCGCGAGTTCAATCCTCGCACACAGCACCATTACTCCCTTCACGAAAATGCGTGTGTCAATTATGTGCCACGCACACCTAGAAGACCTACGGTGTCCTCAAGGTGTGATGGCGCAAGGTGACTGTAACGCATGACCATTGACAGTGAACTGTGGCCAAGCAAGTCAGCCACCGCTCTTAGCGACGCGCCCCTCTGCACCAGTAACGATGCAAATGTGTGACGCATATCGTGCGGCCTAAAATCCTCAATGGCTGCACGTCTCGTGGCCCTGTAGAAATAATCGTAGAAATTATCTCTGTGCCACATACCCCCTGCGGGGTTCGGGAAGACCAAACCTGTACCTCTCTCCCCTATGGCTCTGGCAGCGTCGTCGACTAACGGCACGGCTCTGTACCGCGTCTTGCCCGACGTTCCCTTGCGCGTTCCGAAAGTCGCCCGACCATCCACGATGTCGGACCACTCCAGACGAAACGCCTCGCCAAGCCTCGCCCCTGTAAAGAACAGGAACGTGACCAATCTCTCAATCTCTGGCTCACATGCCTCGATGAGCGCATCCCGCTCATCTTCGTCGAGCCACCGTGTGCGGCTGTCGTCGACCTTCGGCTTCTTCAACCGCAAGTCTGGCACATCCAGTCCCATGTCTCGTGCATGGTTCAGCATGGCCATGATGCTGTTGATCTCCCGCTTTACGGTCGACGCTTTGTTCCCACGACTATTCACCCACAACATAACATCGGCAACAGTCAGCCTATCCAGACGCGTCTTGCCCACGGCACTATCAAAGCGCCCCAGTATCCCCACATCTGTCTCGCCAACCTTGTTTGGCCTGTCCAAGAACAGCCTAATCGCCTGTCCCACAGTCACACTAGACGTCGCGCCCTTCTCAAGACGCCCATCCAACGCATCCCTAAGTATCCGCCCCATGGCTTCTTGCGCATGTGGCTTCATACCCCGACCAAACCCAGTGCTTTTGCGGACGCGTAGTCGATCACCAGTTGGCGTGACCACGGTCCCACTCACTTGCCAAACATCGTTACGCAATGTCAGTCGTAGTGTCATTCCTCTTCTCCGCATACAAACGAGCGAACGGATCAGGCTCAACAAACTCGGCGTCCCAATCCTTGGGCAGCCCACCTGTCATCATCATGTATCCGTTGTCATCAATCTCGTCGAACTCCTTGTGCAGACGATGGATAAGTTGTGCGCGTGAATTAACATTCAGTTTCCTGAACATCCCTCTCACATGCACCTTGGCCGTGTTGATGCTCACGCCCATCCTGTCTGCAATTTCTTGGTTATCAGCCCCTCGCATCAGCATTTGCAATGCGACGTGCTGCTTCGTCGTGAACTTGTGCAGCACACTTTCCGTTGGGGTCGCCTTTGTTTCCGTTGGCGAGACTTCGCCGCCCGTAGTTGCGTCGTAGGCTTTCGCCATCAGCGCACCAAGTATTTGGTCGAGCTTCCACTCGATCCGATCCAGTTGAGTAGTCATTTGTTTGCCTAATCCCGTAAAGTTGCGTCGTTCTTTTTTCTTCACGGGAACACGGTGGTCCGCAGGGTGGGCAACACCAGTGTGTCACTGATATCCCACACTTGGACGAGCTATACGCCTCATGTCTCATGTCGCTCCTCATGTTTGCAGGTGGCACACCCTATGCCACCTGTATCATACGTTATACACATAACAAGTTATGTCAAGGTGTTTGTGGGTGTTAAAATTCCATCAACCTGTCGCATGCGGTGACTGCATCTCTGAAGTCTGGATAGGCGTGTTCCAATTTGAGGCCGTCCACTCTGTGCTTGTTTCCTTTAGTGTCCTCGAAGTCGAACTCGGACGACCAACCCTCAACAGTACACACGCAGTAGTCGCCGCCCTTGATGCCAAGCAAAACAACTTGACCATTCTTCAACTCAGGTATCTCCTTCTGGCTTACCCAACCACCTGCAAGCTGATCCATGCCCTTCTTCCTCGTGTCCACACCATCGACACGCTTCATCCAGTATGGCTTGTAGCTCCCCCGACGTTTCTTCTTGGGCGTCACAGACGACCAACCCTCAGAAGTCTTCGCCTCCCACTTGTCTGCAAGACCAGAGCCATCCAACTCGTTCCCGATCTGCAAGACGACCTCTTTCTTCTCCTCTTCATCCATGGCCTTGAACAGGCGCATCACAATATTCACAGCTTCCATCACTTCGCTCCTTTGCTTTTCAATTCGTAGTCGTGGACAATCGTGCCGACCTCGGCACTGCCCACCCATTGCTCTTCAATCCACCGCGTAATCACGGTGCCGTCCTTGCGTCTGTATCGACGCCAATGCCCACGTCTGACGTGCCGACGCTTCTTGCCGCCGCCACCCTTGAACATGCGCTCGTACCTCGTCGTCCCTCTTGGCTTTGGCAGATCAATCTCCAAAGTGCGCAACTCATTGCGTGGCACAGGCCGACCAAACGCCACGCGTCTGATGCCCTTCTCCAACTTCCGCTCGATGACCGTGTGCGGGTAATTAACAAGTGCAAGCACAGCAATTAGGAAGCGCAAGTCGCCAACCCACATGTCAATGGAACTGTTGCGCTGCTCCTGTAGGAAATCTTCTGCCCTGCGTCTGTCACTCGCAGACGAACTGCGTGTCGCTGCAACCCAGTCAAGCAGGTGCGCCCCACCAAAGTTGCCCAACGTCAGCAACGTGCGTTCGAAGACGTCAGTCATCCGCTTTGTGCGCTTGCCACCATGATTGTGAACGTAGATCGGACTAATCAGACGCTCGCCATGCAAGTGCTGATTGGCTCGCATCAAAGCCTCGTCACTCTTCTGGCCCATCGTAGAGACCAGACGCTCTGGCTCATACAAAATGGGCGCGTCGGGACAAAACTGCACAGAGAACGCAGGCATTGCGATCTTCCCACCCTTGCCGTCTGGGTTTTCGATGAAGCAAAACTGCTCCACGTCGTAGTGATTAACACCCTTGTCCTTGTTGCGTCTGATGTGCAGACCAATCGTGTCTTGCCACCTGTCTGGCAAAGGGTCTTCGCCTCGTTCCCATCCCAACTCGTCCATCGTGTCGAACAAAATAGGCATACGCTTCTTGTCGTCCCACTCAATCCACATGTTGTCGAATGGCGGCACACCAACCTCGAACATGTCGAGCAACGTCTGCGGCGGCGCAAGACTGGCCGTAACCGCATGCTGCAAAAGACTGTCGCACACGACAAACTTCTGCGCTCCAAGCAAATCGGCACGCGTGGTGCGTGCCGTTGCTGCAATGTGTTTCTTAATCGTTTGGCTCTTCACGTCCTTGTGCCAGAACCCACGCTTCGGGTCGCCGCAAGCCGCAACCACCAAGTTGAATAAATCGCTCATGTCTCATCCTCCTCACGGTAATGGCATCCAGTGCGTCACATTCGTGATCGGCTTCCCATGATCCGCCACCCATTGCTGCCGCTTTGGGTTCCACCATGCGCCCGTCACGCCCCAGCGTTCTGATCCGTCTAGCAAATCTTTGTGGGTATACGACACAAGCACACGCTCAGTTGGCCTGCGTGCGCCCTTCTCAATCTTCGTCCACGGCGGAAGTTTAATCATGCCTCATCCTCCTCGTAGCACAGGAATTTCACGACCAGTGTATGCTCATCCTCTTCGAGTATCTGGATACCCAAGTCAGTCATCGTGCCATCGTCGTCTGTCATCAGCGAACGCAGCCACTCTTTGATCCGCTCTTTCATCACTTGTCCTCCACGCTGATGACCCGATACTTGCCGTCGTGCGGATCAAGATGTTTGAAATGGTCTGGCAGCAGCGCAGACAACGCATCCCGCAGCGCAGTCCCCGCAGTCCCCTGATTGATGAGACCCGCACCCTCGGTCACGTCCAAGACGTAGTCTGCAAGCACACTCACCAGACGCTCGTAATCAGAGCGCGAGTATCTTGCCGTGTCCTCTGGCCACGGCAACTCGCGCAGAGCCATCAGCTTCCTATCCACCTTGGCCTTGCTCAAGACGCTCGGCGTCTGTATGGCAGGCACACGCTTGGCATAGTCCGCATAAGACGTGGCAGGCTTTGGTGTATACTTCTGTGTATACGTCTTGCGTGGGGCAGTCGTCTTGGCGGTCGGTGCCTCACGCTCAACTCCGTAGTCTGCGAGCTTGCTGCTCGCGATCTTGTTCACAACATCATTAGCTTGCTTGGTCATACTCTCTCTCCTCTGGTAGGGTTTGTGTGCGAAAGAACCCCTGATATTGGGGGTGTTCCCACATGAACAGCCGCGAGTAGTACGGCGTGTAATTGTTAGACATCTTGAACTCCTCACCTGTGGTCTCCACGTCTGTGTGCCACCTGATGCGCTCAAAGATTGCCTTGCTGCTGTATTGCTCATGCCCTCTGGCAATCACCTCAAACGTGAACCGCTTGAACAACTCGTAAATGTGCGGGTTATCTTTGTGATACATCCACCACTTGTGCTTGATACTCACGCTCATGCCGCCACCTCGTAGTCTGCCAACCACTCTGGCTGCTCACGCTTGGTCCACTTGTGCAGGTGACGCTTGTCGCATGCGTAATACCAACGGTAACTGGCGACATGACACGACATGTCGCCGACATGTCGCCTGTAGTCCACCTTGTACTCGTCTGGGATGCAGCGTGGCGGATTGCGCCAACCATTCTCAGGTATCAGACGCGACGCAAGCCCAAGACTTGGCAGCACCTGCATCGAACCGTGCGCTTTTCCGTACCGTTTGATCCACTCATCAGCCAACGCAACCGCATGGTCCCAACACCACTCGTAGTGCGACCGACTGGCCCCAACCCACAAGGTCATGGGATGGTGGACGTGCGTGTCTGCATACCCGCCGACGAACCCGTACTCACGGGCCGACGTGGACATCATCTGACAGCACTCAATCAATATCTTCCCGACGTGCTTGTCCGCATAGTAACGCGCAGCCTGATCGGGATCGTCGTGCAAAAAGAATATGTTCATATGTCTAACTCCTCACATATGGCTTTGATGGTTGATAAATCTGCGTGGCGCACGTTGCGCTCACGCACTCTCTTGGACACTGCCAACCAGAACTTCATGTCCTTGCGTGGATGCAGGTGCATCCATGCAGTTCGCACTGTCCACCTCTTGACGCGCGGCCTATACCGCACGGTCAATTAGCTTGCTGTGGTCCAACTCGACACGCTCACCAAGAAGTATCTTGGAAAGCTGACCCATGACCTCACCCTCCAGATCGCTGATGCGATGGACCACGACGTGATTGGTGTAGAAGTGATTGACGGCGTCGCTCTGGATGCCAATGCCCACGATGTCAGTGCCACTGGCCTCGATGTCACTCACGACACGACGCAGGTGGTCACGCATCTTGACCATCGAACTCATGGCCGCAGGATACCCATCGCTCAAGACCATCATCACCTTGCGCTTCTCGGGTCTGTCTTGCAGCCTGTCGAACGCAAGCTGCACAGCCTCGCCGTCTGTGTTGTCACCAATGGCAAGGTCAACCATGCTTGCGATGCTGCCCTTGGCCTCGAACAGACGCTCGTTGAACTGCTTGAACACAGCCATGTTGAGCGGCTGCAAGCGACCCCACTCGCGCTCCTCGTCCTTGCCGACGATTTCACTCACACGCTTGCGAAGCTCTGGGTGTATCTCGCCGTAGAAGTCATTCACGAAGCCAAGCATCTCGTACTTGATACCAGTGCGATCAATGGCCTCGGCAATCGCAATGGCACACTGACGTGCAGTGTGGATCGGCGTGCCTGACATGCTGCCACTCAGGTCAATCAGCAAGCTGACCGCCGTGTCCATGTCGTGTCTGTCGGTGCGCGTCTTGAACACATTCTGGCGACCCGCAACCGCAGCAGTCAGACGCTTGGTGTCAAGACGCCCATGCTCTTTGGCCACATCCCAGTCACGCGTCTGCTTGGAAATCAGCGCACGCTCCAACTTGCGGCGCAGCATGTTGATGGTGCCGCTCATGCTCGCAAGCACCCTGTCGTACACATCGGCGTCGTACTTGCTCATAACGTAGTGGCCGAGATTGTAGCGTTGCTTGCGACCGTACTTGTTTGGCTCGTCATTGCGATGCCACCAACGGTCGAACTCTGTCGACAGCACACGATAGGTGCCACGACCACCACCCGCAAGCTCACGCTGTATGCTCTTGAGTGCTACTTCTGATCCGAAGTCGTCGTATACGTCATCCACAGCAGCGTCACCCTCGGCGGCGTCTCCGTCCCCGTCGCCATCATCAGGCTTGTCGCCTTCTGAAACATCGCTTCCCTCTGGCTTGTCGGTCCCGTCCATGTCTGGGTCATGTCCACGCCATTCTCCGTCGCCCATCTCGCCGTCAGCGTCCCCACCTTCTCCATCGCGCTCTCCTGTCTCGCTGTCACGCTCACTGCGGATGCGTGCTTCTAGCTCCTCGGCAAGGCTGAACACCTCGCCACTGTTCTTGCAGCCCAAGACGCGCTCGGCATACTCACGCGCCATGGCTGCGATGTCGTGGTCAATCATGTTGAGGCACTGCTCGTTCGTGTCGCCGCCGTAGCTCTCACGTCCTGCCCACGTCACACTCACTGGCCCCACGAATACTGGGTCGCCAAGACGTGCGTCGTCCTCTGGCACACTGGCGATGAACTCACGATTGACAGCCTCAGACGTAGCACGCAGGTTGATCTCGGAACCTGGGTATTCCTCACGCACCTTGCTCTCCAACCACACGTCTTCGAGTGCGTTGGCACACGAGTGCAGCAACTTGTTGTCCTTCATCTTATCCGCATTGCGCTTCAGCACGCTGAAGTCTGTGTGGCGCACATGCCCTGCCTCATGGTCGACATACCCACGCATGATAGCTGCTTGCTCCTCGGTCACGTCTGCGTTCAGGTCAATCGCAGGTAGCTTGACCGTGGTGCCGTTCGTGGCTGCGCCGTCACCGTCAAACACAACCTCGATGTTTTTCTTGCGGCCAAACACGCTCGATGTCTTGGCTAGTTCGTTTGTGAAAATGTTCGCTTTCATGTTCGTCACTCCTTACGAAAACACACGCTTGGCCAAGCCGTTCAGCACCGCACGGTCCTGCACACTGGCTCGGTCGAGGACAGTTGCCTCAAGCGCCTGATTGGTTGCGTCTGACATGCCCATCTGCGTGAACATCTCCGTCGCCTTGGCGAAAGCGAGGAAGGTGCGTGGACTGATTGGCTGCAAGACTTTGGCTGTCGTGAACGCCTCAAGGTGTTCGCCGACGTACTGGTTGACACGCTTGAGCAAGTCACCACCAAGCGTTGGCGCATTGGCTGCGATCAGCTTCTCGCGATCCGAGGCACTCATGTACTCAACCTTGACCCACACGGTGAAGCGGTCGAGCAATGCCATCGACTGCGGTCTGGCACCCTGATACATGCCATGCTCATCACCCTGACCCACAGTGTTGCCTGTCGCAAACATGCGGAACATCTTGTGTGGCTTCACAATGCGACCGCCATCCTCGGTGAGCATGAGGCCGTTGCCCTCGAACGCACGCTGCATGACGTAGGCAACATCTGGTCTGACGAAGTCGATCTCGTCGAAGATGCCGATGTATGGCCCCGACATCATCTGCGGCAGAATACCGTCCACGAACGTCGACGTGGTGGCACCGTCCTCAGACGACAAGACGTCACGACCGATGAGGTCCATGCGTGTGATCTCGCTGTCGAAGTTGACGCGCATGACTGGCCAGTTCAGCACGGCAGCAACCTGCTCCACGAGCGTGGTCTTGCCTGTGCCTGTGTGACCGTGCAGATACGCACGTTGGTTGGTGATGACCGCATACAAGACGCGGAACAACTCGAACGGACGGAAGATGTAGTTGGGGTCACGCGCTGGCACATGCGGATGCGGTGCATCCCACTGCCACACTGGCACGTCGAAGTTCAGCGTGGCCTTGGCACCCGAAGACGTCAGGCCGAACACCTCATACGCTTTGGCCGTCGTGACCTTGCCTGTTGGCATCTTGCCGTCTGGCGTGACCTCGACCTCGGTCGGCACACTTGGCATGACCGCAGCCTTGGCCGCAGCCGATGCGGCTGCAAGGTCGCTCGTGAGCTTGTCGATCTGGTCGAGCATGGTGTTGATGCTCGGAAGCGATGCGGCAGACAGCATGGCGTCGATCATCTTGGCCTCGCCTGCGTCTGGTCGCTTGGACTTGGCCTCTGGCGTTGGTGTCGGCTCCGCCTCTGGCTCATCAAGGATGCGCTTGGCGATACCTCTGGCACTGGCCGCATGCTCGCTCGACAGATACGGTGGCTCGGTCGGTGTCTCGTCACGAATGCGAATGGCGTCGAGTGCGGCTTCGAGCTTGCCGAGCTTCACGTCTGTGTGTATACGCATGGCCTCCTTGATGATCGTCAGCGGTGCCTTCGTGTGGAACGTGACGTGGTCGATGATGTCGATGAGTTCGGATAGGTTCATGTCGGTATCTCTCTCCAGTTTGCTCGCTTCTTCGATGATCGCGGCGCATGACGCCTCGTTGAAGTGGTCGGGACGACCGATGTCGTACCCGTGCTTCGTACCGTGGCTCTCGATGCCTCGGTTCTCAGGGTCGATGAGCGCGTCGCAGACGTCGTGGACGGTCACTGCGCCTGAGACGAGGCCGATCAGTGTCTGCATGCTCATGTTGTCGCGAAGCGCGGCATACGACGGTTTGAGGTCGAATGGCCCGCGAGCTATCGCGTCTTTGACCTTGCTCTCGTAGAGCTTGAGGTCGGCTGACACTGCATTGCGCATGAGCTTGCGCCGTTCGGCGAACGGCTTGCTCATCGTGTCTTGGATGAACTTGAGGTTCTTCATCACGTCTCCTCCGTGATTTGGGTTGGATTGAAATTCGAGGCATTCTGCCCCACCTGATAACCCCTTTTAGGGGGAAGCGCGTGCCGCGCGAGGACACCTTCCGACACCTCACATGTATAACGTGCTATACAGGGTGTCAAGGGTGTCTCTTTCGTGAGTGTGACGGTGTCGCCGACGCTTGCGATGCGTTTGACGTCTTTGATCGACACTCTGCGGTCGCCTCTGGCCGTGACGTAGAAGCGAACCTTGGTGGCAACGCCGTTGACGTAAGCGTTGACCTCGACCTTCTCGCGAAGGCTTGCGTAGTCGATGCCGTAGGCGTCGAGCGCCCAAGACCTCACCGACGCGTTGGCGTCGATGATGTGCTTGTCGAGCATCGTGCGAGTGAGTTTGATCGTCGCGCTCATGCTTCGGCTTCCTTGTATTCGAGGTCGCTTGCGTTGAGCGTGTGGACTTCGTCTTCGATCTCGATGCGTCGGAAGCATCCGCCCTCTTGGTTGGCCACGGTCACGAGGTCGTCCACGGATGTGAACCCTCGCCAGTTGATGAGGTCGTCGTCGTATGCGTCGTATATCTCGCAGAGGTAGTCGATCAGATACGCAAGCGTGCCGTCGTGAGCTTGCTCTCGTGTGGCTCCGACGATTGGGGTCGACCATGTTTCGTCGCCCTCGAATGTGATTGTCCAGACGTGTACGTTGATTTGCTTAGTCATGCTTAGTCCCTCCATGGCATGAACACGCACTCGCCATGAATGCGCTCGCCCGTGTATGTGATGAATGTTTCGCCGCAGCCTGTGACCCAGTTGATGCCCACCCATGCGAACATCAGCCCGAGTATGGCCGCGATGAGGATGTTGCCGATGGTCTCGACGATGCGCTCGCGACGGCGTTGTTTGATCTCGCGTTCGAGCGCCTTGAGGACGATGTCGGCTTTGCCCTCGCCCATGTGGGCGTTGGTGTAGGTGTTGTCGTCGTGTCGGTATGTCATGTGCGTGTCTCCTGTGATTTGGCACAAAAAAAACCCCCCACGCGGATGCGTGAGGGGTCATGCAGGTGTGTGTGATTATGCGCGCGCTTTGGTCAGCGCCTTGAAGAACGCCGCCATTTGGACTTCGTCCAAGTCGGCGAGTTGGGCCACCAACGCGTCCATGTCGTTCGCGGGCGTCTTGGCCTTCGGCTTCGCCTTCGCAGGCTTGGCCTTCGGCTTGGCGGCAGCCTTCGGCTGTTCGTCGCGTGCGACCGCCGACCAATCGCCAGAGCCTCGCGCAGTCACGCGGTCGAGGCGACCCGCGTCGATGTCGGCCAACAGGCGCGTCCAGCGCACGCGTTTGTTGGTCTCGCACTTGGCCGCGACAGCGTCGCGGATTTTCTTGCGTGCAGGCGCGGTTTTCGCGTTTGCGTATGCGGCTGCGTGATCTTTGGCGGAAAATAGTTTGGTCATCGCGTGTACTCCTTCGCGTTACGGGCCGAGAACAGCCTCGGCCTCCACCCGAGAAGCCCCTTTGGGGACCGCGCGTAGGCGCGGACGACGCGATATGCGCGAGAAGTTAAACTGTTGAATAGACTGATGTTGCCCCTTTTAGGGGCAGTGTTCAGGCGCAAGCGAGGGGTCGAGCCGAAACGTCTCGGCCCTGAAAGGGCCACACACACCCGTAGGAAGGGAGCGAAAACCGTGCAAAATCAGTGCCTTAGCCTCGCATGTGTCAGCCATTTGCCATGCAAGTGGTCATATGCGCGTGAGGGGGGCGGGGGGCGATCCGCCGCCGACGTTTTTGCGTTAGATGTCACCTCCCCTACCGCGCGAGCAATCGGAGCAAATTTTGAAAACGTCGGACAGGGAAAGACAAAGAGTAAAATATGGCGCTGTTGATGGCGAGCGCGTCAAGCTCATCTGCACAAATTGCAAGAAAGAGTATTGGAACCGCGCGTCTCACGAAGACCGCAGCAAGTTCTGCTCACTAAAATGCAGGAAAGAAGCCCCAGCAAAACGAAAGGCAGAAGAAATGGCAAAACTAATGGAGAAAGCTGAACTCACCCCAGCACAATCTGCAAAAATCCGTGGCCAAATCGCAAACTATGTGCGCGATCAGATCACAGATGCACACCAAGTCGTGATGGGCAGCAAAGAATGGAACCCAACGCAAGCCCGCGTTTTCTCAGCCCTCCTCAACAAGGTCGTGCCAGACCTAAACGCCTCATATGTGCAGCACGAACACACAACCAAAGAAGTAACAGACCTCTCACGCGAAGAATTGGAAGCCATCGCCCAAGGCGTATCAACAATCGAGGTCGAATATAAGGAGCTAACCCAAAATGAAGATAACTAACCGCCAAGCTGAAGCCCTAGACAGCAACATGACGACCGACGAACTGGGCAAAGCCATGTCACAAGTCGATCTATCTGCCGTCCCAGCCCACAAGCGCAAGGCAGCGATCATGGATCACTTCATGCGCGTGATGGCAGACGCCATATTCGACAAAAACAAAGCCCAAGAAATCCACATGTCGCGCATCCTGCGCAAACGAGGTCTCTAACCATGGCCAAGATGACCCAAGCCCAAGTCGCCAAGTATCTCTTGTCGCTTCGCGACGCGGCAGACGGCTTCGAGGGTTTCGTCCGCCTGATGTTCCCCGACTGGGAACTGGCTGACTTCCAACTAGAGCTAATCAAAGCCCTCGACGACCTAGAAAAGGACAAGCTCGGCTGCAACAATCTGCTAATCACCATGCCCCCGCGCCATGCCAAGTCCACCTTTGGCACAGTCCTCTTCCCATCGTACTTCATGGCCCGCAACCCGCAACGCTACATCATGTCTTGCTCCTATAACGCCCAACTCGCGACCGACTTTGGCCGTCAAGTCCGCGCCATTGTCGAGCAAAAGCAGATGCAGCAAGCCTTCCCATCTTTCACCCTCTCAACAGAAAGCCGAGCAGCCGACGTATGGCGCACCGAAATAGGCGGTGCCTATTTCGCTGTCGGCGTCGGCGGCACCACCTCTGGCCGACCAGCAAACCTCCTCCTAGTAGACGACCCTATCAAATCTCGCGAAGACGCAGAGAGCATGACCCAGCGGAACAAAACGTGGAACTACTACACATCAGCCCTAGCCACCCGCTTGCAACCCGAAACAGGCGGAAGCCCACCCAAACAGATCGTGATCCTCACACGCTGGCACCCAGACGACCTCGCAGGTCGCCTGCAACAAACGGAAGACTGGGCTGAAGGCCGCTGGAAGCACATCAACTTCCCCGCCATCAAAACCGTCCCAGGCAAGCGCATCCGTCGCAACCACTTACCCCAAGACCACCCGATGTACCTCGACGCCAAGGCAGTCAACCTCGTCTCACCCGCCAAACGCGAAGTCCCCGAGGAGGCAGAAGCCCCCCTCTGGCCCGAACGCTTCCCACTCGAAGACCTAAAACGCCGCCAACGCCTCAACCCGCGCGAGTTTGCGTCCCTCTACCAACAACAACCTTACATCGAGGGCGGCAACATCATCAAAACGGAGTGGTGGCAAAAATATCCAGCCGACCTAAAACCCGAGAACTTCGTATCCCTCGTCATCGCAGCCGACACGGCCTTCAAAAAGACCGAGACCGCCGACTACTCTGTCGCAGTCGTCGCTGGCCTCGACCGCAACGGCGACATCTACATCGTCGACATCATGCGCGGCAAGTACGACTTCCCAGAACTCAAGCAACGCCTCATCCGCCTCAACAACCGCTGGCGCGGACGCGGCTTACGCGCCCTTTACATCGAAGACAAAGCCTCTGGCCAATCTCTCATCCAAGAACTCAAGCGCGAGAGCGGCATGTCGGTCATTCCCTACAAAGTCGTAAACGACAAGGTGGCACGGGTAAACGCGATCCTCCCTCTCGTAGAGGGAGGTCGCGTCTTCATACCCGATGCCGCAGAATGGCTCGACGACTTCATCGACGAGAGCGTATCATTCCCCAACGGCAATCATGACGACCAAGTCGACGCCGCCACAATGGCCATCGACATCCTGTCCCGAACATCCGTCAGTCCAGAGGCGTGGTCCCTGCACAGCGACCCGCATCAATCCCTAAACCATCTGGACGACAAACACTTTGGAAAATCGTTATTAAAGACCGTCAACAAGGCTGCCTCGAAATGGCAGGGCTGGGGTCTCTAAAAGGACGACCGACTAACAATAGCAAGGTATCTTAAAGCCATGGCAGTAAACGGACCTAAAAGCACACCAAGTCTCCCATCGGGAAGCAGCTACCGCAACGCGGAGTACACTGCTGGCCCCAACGAGGGCGTGGTCGTAGACCTATCAGAGTTTGCAGATCGTCTTACCAACTACGAAGACATCTCCGCAGACCTTTCCGAGGAGCAAGAGCGCCGCATCGTCGACTACGTCAAGTCGATGGTCGATATGTCATATTTCAAAATCCGCAAACGCTACGATCACTGGAAGGAGGCAGACCGCGCACATGACGTGTACGTCAACCCAGATGCGACCGATTTCCGCGAAAAGGCGGTCATCGCGGACACCCGAGCAATCGCCGACACAGTCCTCACCTATCTCATGGCCGCTCTCGGCGGACGCAACCCTATGTTCCAACTGGAAGGACTTAACCGCAAATCGCGCCAGTCCTCCCTTATCCTTGAGCGCGTCCTCCACCAGCAAATGCGCCGCACGGCGGGCGAAGCCCGTCTGGCCCAGCTATTACTTGACAGCACTCGTTATGGCTTTGCCCCTACCAAGGTAGTCTGGGACGCCAAGTCCAACCAGAACCAACTCATCAACTTCGATCCCCGTCGCTGTTTCCCTGACCCGCGCGTCAACTGGGGCGACTGGGACAACATGCAGTACATCGTCTTCGCCGACTATGTCTCATACAACTCTCTCCTCTACTCTGGCCTATACCCCAAACTCAAAAAGTTCCCAGCCCTGCGCCACAAGATCAGCCCACCACGCAACGCGTGGAATGCGCACCACTGGCACAAAGAAGAAGGCCGTGGCCTCAACATAGACCCAGCCCAACCCCACCAACGCGAACGCTTTGACCACGCCTATTTCACACTGGGCGACGCACGCGTCATCGACGAAGCATGGGTCCGTTTATCTGGCCACGAGATCAACATTCCGTCCATCGACCAAATCTTCCTCGTCATCACCATCCTCGACGAGAACGTGGTCATCCGCATGCAGCTAAACCCGTATGGCCGACAGTTCCCTGTCGTCATCGGTGGCCTATACCAAGACGCGCACAAAACATTCGGTCAATCACTCTACGACCTAATCCTGCCGATGCACGACATCGCAACTTACCTGCTCCGCAGCCGCATCGACAACGTCACGGCAGCCCTCAACAACTTAATTTTCGCAGACCCAACCCAAGTCAGCGTCCCAGACCTCATCGACCGCAATCCATGGGGTATCGTCCGCACAATGCCAGGGACAAAGCCTGGGGACGGCGTATTCATTGCCCAAGTTCCAGACGTCACTCGTGGCCATTTCAACGACATAGCCGCGATGTCCGAACTGAAGCAGCGAGTATCCGCAGCTTCAGATGCGCAGCAAGGTATGCCAACCGCAGACGGCATCCGAACAGCCACTGAAATACAACGCCTTACACAACTCGGTTCCCAGCGTCTTGGCGTCCTTGCTCGCATCATGTCAGCAACAACCATCCGCCCGATGGTCCGCATGATGACGGCCAACATCCAAGACAGCCTCTCGCTCTCTGGCTCCATCAAGATCGACAGTAGCAACATGCCGACCCAACTCGCATCCATGGTGGAAGACGGCTACCTCGATTACGACGTCGCGAAAGACCTGCAAGGCGACATCGACTACCTCGTCATTGACGGCACTCTGCCCGTCGAACCCACTCGCAACGCCGAAACATGGATGAACATGCTTCAGATCATGTCCCAGACTGGCCTGAACATGGAGTACAACGCGGGCCAGATCGCAGAAGAAGCTATCCGCGCCATGGGCATCACAGACCTCGACCGCTTCCGCGTCTCCAAAGAGCAACTTGATGCAGAGGGCATGTCACCCTCTCAACAGTTGGCCCTAATGGAGAAGATGCGCGGTGCATCAGTACAACCTAATGAACAAGTCCAGAACGAAGTTCAGAAGGGCAACCTCATTCCAATGTCGGAGGCCAGACGCGCATGAGCAAAGTAGCAGCCCTCGCATCCCTATGCGATGCAAAAACAGTAGACTACGTCACGGAAGCCATCCGCGTGGCCGTAGCCGAACAGCAACTCGAAAACGTAAAACTATCAGAGCGCATCTCCTCCCAACGCGCCGAGATCGAAGCGCTTATAGCCCGCATCGCGGAGCTAGAAGCGCACGCAAACTCGGCGTCTGGGGACGACAAGTACAGCTTAACTAAGGCAAAGTTAGTGCGTCTGATGAAAGAAAATGGATGGTATGACTAATGGGTATCACGCGTCCTACAGGTGAACAGCTTCGCTTCCGCTCACAATACACGGGCGACCATGTGCTCGATGCCTACCTTGAGAGTTCGGAAAAGGGTGGGCGCTCTGTACCCGATCTTCTTGACGACATTTTCGATAGCTCTGGCGTGTTCCGTGACGAGAACTTCGAGTTCCGTTTTGACGCAACAACCGACAAAATCCAATTCCGCGTAGGTAACTTCGCGTCCTCCACCACTGGCTGGACCGACATCACGACATTCTTCAAAATTACTGGCACCTTCAACGCGGCCACGACGTACCAGAACTTCGACCTTGCGACGACATCAGCCAAAGACGTTTACTTCGTCCATGGGCTATCATCTGGCACAACCTTCGCAAACGAAGCAGCCTTTATCGCATCATCCAATACAACGCGCATCGTCGACGTATCCGAAGCACGCGACTGGGCCAAAAAGACTGACGGCATCGTAGACAGCACCGATTATTCCTCCAAAGCGTGGGCAATCGGTGGCACTGGCGTAACCAACTCAGCAACAGGAGGTGCAGCAAAAGAATGGGCTATCAAAACAAGTGGGACGGTCGACGGGACGAACTATTCGGCAAAGTATTGGGCGACACACCCAGACGTCATAGATGTCGCTACCCACATCGCGGATGTGAGTACGGTTGCAAACAACATCGTGAATGTAGTCCACGTCGGTGCCTATATCTCCAATGTCAACACAGTCGCAACTAACATCGCTGACATCAACGCCGTTGTGGCAGACGCTACTGATATTGGTACGGTATCGACCAACATTTCCGATGTGAATACGGTTGCGGGCATTTCAGCAAATGTAACGACCGTAGCGAGCAATATAAGCAACATCAGTGCGGTTGTCGCAGACGCTACGGACATTGGCACTGTGGCTACCAATATCGCTTCTGTGAACACTGTAGCTACCAATATTGATGATGTGATTACGGTAGCTAATGATCTGAACGAAGCAATCTCTGAGATTGAAACTGCTGCGAATGATTTGAATGAAGCCGTATCTGAAATTGATACGGTTTCCGCCAGTATCTCCAATGTTAATATTGTTGGTACGAACATTAGTCATGTTAATACCGTTGCAGGGATTAACGCAGCAATTTCTACAGTTTCAGGCATTGCGTTAAATGTCAGCACTATCGCGAACAATTTAACCAACGTCACAACCGTTGCAGGGATTAGCTCTGACGTAACAACCGTTGCAAGTAACATGAGCAGCATCAACGACGCTGTTTCTAATATGAGTGCGATTAACTCAGCAGCGACTAATGCAATGGCTGCGTATAATTCAGCTAATACTGCGGCACAAACACTCGACACATTTGAAGATATTTTCTTAGGGGTTAAGTCTTCTGCACCTTCGGTAGACAATGATGGGGACACCCTGCAAGACGGTGCGATCTACTTCGACAGTTCAAACGATACTCTGTATGTTTATCGTAGTAGTATATGGCGAGCGATTGATGACCTAAACCAACAGGTAATCTCTAACTATACCTTTACTGCATCTGCAAACCAGACTTCATTCGGCACAACAGACGATAACAGTAATACTGTTTCGATTAACACGTCAGCAGTAACTGTATACCTAAACGGCGTTAAACTTGTACCTACGAATGACTATACGCCTTACACACAAAGTATCGTTCTGACTGAAGCTGCCCTTGCAGGTGATGTTCTTGAAGTTGTTACCTTTGAGAAGTTTTCGCCAGTACAGCATATCGCGTTCAATCAGCTAACTGGCGTGAACTTATTGCGCACATCAGGTTTCACAAACTCTATTGATGTTATGGGCATAGACGGGAACGGAAATGTTGTTTCTCAGGCGGCTAATGTCGGCAGTCCTGTCAAACTTAATGCAGGTAACGCCGTTCAGGTGGGGTCTTGGCTTTTTGATGCGACTGGGACATCGCTTCTGATTAAGTACGGAAGCACTACCGTAATGAAAGTCACGTCAAGCGGTGATGTAGAGTTTGCGGGTAATGTTACTGCCAATGCAACTATCACATAAGGGACACAACCATGCCAGTTTCTAAATCCAGACTAGTCGCTAAATGGCTAAACTCTTTTTACCGTGATACTCAGACCCAAGAGGTGGAATCCACCCACCTAGATGAATTAGGTGGTGGGCTTCCTATTCAGATTACAAGCGAAAACATTGCTGGTTCTTTTCAGGAGATTAACGTTCTTACTGCGGATTACACAAACAACGCAGAAACCACCAAAATATACCACCCTGTTAATCGCTTAAACACTCAGCCAGAGGGCGATAATAGCCCTGCCATTGAAACACATTATGAGGGTATCAGGGTTCGTGGCAAAGGAACTCTTTCTTGGACCACATACCAATCAGATGGAGTTTTTTCAAGGGGCGTGGGATTTGATGGAAGGGATGGTACCGCAGGACGCATCCGTTTAGACGAAGGCTCTTCTGGCTATCCTAGCATTGTAAGTAATTACACAAATACTACCACTTCTGACTTTCGTTATGCGGATATGAGCCATATACGGTCACATACGCCTATGGCATATAAAATAACCCAAGGCAACCTTGCAGGGGAATATCCTATTGGTATTGTGAATATGTCTTCCTTTTCAAGCTCCCCGAATGTCACTTTAAATGCCCTGAAGGTAGGGCAGGAAGTTTTATTTAAAGTTGTGTGCGATAATAAATCCATAACGTGGCCTTCTGGTTTGACATGGTTAAACAATGGGGGTTCTGCCCCTACGCTAGTCAATGGCCAAACCCTCACCGTGGCTATAATTAAGATGGCTTCAAGTCCAGATGCCTACGATGCTTGGGTATTGGGGAACGCATAATGCTTAGTAAGTTAGCCGCAAATTGGGACGATAGTCAGGGTGGCCCATCCTTGCCTACTTCAATGTCGCTTGTTAATTCGTGGCACGGTGACGCTGAGAGTACGACTAGTACACAATTAGTTTGGAACCCCATTTTTCAACAGTATGTATCACAGACTGTGACTACCCCTCCTTCTACTGGTTATTATTATATACCCGTGGATGAAGGAGACTTGGTAGCAGTAGTCACATCCAATGACATTAATGTTACTGGGGGTAGGTTTCTTAATAATAGTTCTTACGGACTAGGTGTGTACTCATCCCTTTCCTCAGGCAGTGTACGAGTATCTGTGTTTAACGCCAGTGCGTTGGGAAATTATTTCTATTACAGAAACCCTGCGGGGAACATTTACTTAAATTTCAATTTTAGCAATCTACAATCTAGACAAACAGACAGTACGGTAGCGCTTAAAAACCACGGCATTATCAGTATTTTCCACCTTCGCCCCGATGAACCTTTTTTAGCTGGTAACATAGCAGGGACAAATACACTAACAACAGGTGTAACCACCAATAGCCTTGCTGTTGCTTCTCGTAGTTCAACGACACCTACTAACAACTACTCTACACCGTCTACGGGTTTTGAGTTTGGCATTATCAGTACCGATATGTTTGTCCAAGCAAATTTATTTGGGACAAGTCCTTGGGCACCTACAAGCGTCGGCCAACCATATTACGTTACCGACACTACTACGGCAAACCGCCCTCAACCTGCTAACACCCCTTCTAACCTGACGAGTAGTGGCGCACCTACCTTATATGCCAACACCACTAACCTTGTCACTCCGAGAACCGATGTGGCGTGGTCTTGGACATATAGTTTCTGGAATAACAATTATACTTATATGGCGTTCAGACACGATACCTTTGTAGTTCCAACTGCGGGCACCACGCATAATATGGCGCACGCTTTCACATGGTCTGGATCGCAGAGCAGTATATTCGAGACAAAGTACTTCAGCTTTAACATTGGTGTCTAGTGATGAAGAAAGTAGCGATATTAGGAAGAGGCACAGCAGGCTGCATAGTTGCAAACAGGCTTCGGGACGTGCCTTGTGAAATAGAGTGGTATTATACTTCTGATAAAAAGCCACAGCCTGTGGGCGAAGGTACAACCCATACCTTCCCTGCTCACCTAGAACAAACCTACGGAATGACGTTTAGTGAAATGGAAGAAGCCTTCGACGCTACGGTGAAGCTAGGCATTCATTATGAACGATGGAATAACGTAGATAGGTTTACTCACGGGTTTGATGCGGCGGTTCACGGGATGCACTTGAATGCAGGTAAGTTTCAAGAATACGCTTTTAACTCGGCCCTTATCCTACCAAATGTAACGGCAATAGATAAAGCTGCTACTGAAGATGAAATAGACTGCGACTACATCTTTAATTGTTCTGGTCGCCCTGCCTCTTACAAGGGGTATAGAAAGCCTAAGTATATCCCTGTTAATACTGCATATGTGACGCAATGCTTCTGGGATGCACCTCAGTTCTTCTACACAAAGACTGTCGCAATGAAATGGGGTTGGGTATTCATGGTTCCTCTGCGGAACCGTTGCAGTGTCGGATACTTATTCAACAGAGACATATGTTCTCTGGATACTGTTAAAGAGGACGTACAGCGCGTATTTGATTGGTACAAGCTCCAACCTAGCGACGTAATCAACCACATAGAGTTTGATAACTACGTCAAGGAACAGATCATCACAGAGCGTACAGCGTACTTAGGCAATGCAGGGTTCTTCCTAGAACCTATGGAAGCTACCACTATAGACGGCATACTCAGGGCAGCAAACGCAGGTATGCAAGCAATGCTTACGCCCCGTGACACGCGCAAAATGAACGGCGAGATGCAAAAGTTCTTTGGCGATGTCGAGCAGTTCATAATGTTGCATTACGCGGCAGGTGGGTCAGAAGACAGCCCTTTCTGGGAATACGCAAGAGAGCGGGGGGAGGCTTGCTTAAAGGACATGGAAGGCAAACAACCTCTTACCGATCAGACAGAAACTTACTTCTGTCCGAAAAGCTATCAGCAAAACCTAAAAGGCATGAGCCTAAACATCCAAATGGAGCATATTCATGTATGTTAAAGTGACAGATGGTGTAGCGACTGAGTACACGCTTAATCAGCTACGGGCTGAACACCCTAATATCTCATTCCCCGTAGCACCTTCGGCTGAATTGTTAGCTGAGTACAGCATGTATCCGTACACTATTGCGGAACACCCTGAATATAATGCTGAAACACACACCATCGTTTCAGGTGATATTGAGCAAACCTCTGACGGAGATTGGCAAAAGGGTTGGGTACTACAGGCTATTCCCGAAGAAGACATTGCTCAACGGGTTCGTTCTCAACGTAACGCACTTCTAGCCGCTTCAGACTTCACGCAGCTTCCAGATACCGCAAGGGACGACGCTGAACGGGCGGAGTGGGCTATATATAGACAGGCATTACGAGACGTGACCACACAAGAGGGCTTTCCTAACACGGTTACTTGGCCTGTGACGCCAGTAAGAACTGCGGGAGAATAGACATGAGTATTAAAGTAGGCACGAATACAGTCATTACAGATGACTTAGCCATAACCCTACCTATTACTGCGGGTGCTAGTACGGTTGCGGCACTAAGCGTTACTGATACCTTGAACGTATCAAATCTGACTACCATCAGTGGTTTGCAGATTACGAGTGGTCTACCTCGTATCACCATGACTGATAACCAAGTCACGAACGGGACTTTTGAGTTAGAAACTAACAGTCTTGATTTTAACATCACACATAAACCTGACGGACAGGTATCCCGCCGCAGGATTACTGTAGCGGATGACGGCGACATCTCCTTCTACAATACGGCGGGAGATACGGCAAAAGTATTCTATGATGCGAGCAGCGGTAATCTGTTGGTGGGGACTACTAGCTACAACTCTAATAATGTTGGCATTTTGAACAGTGCAAACGGCAGACTATATGCAACAGTTGACGGCAACACACCACTTAACCTCAATCGCAAAACATCAGACGGTGAACTTGCACGGTTCCAAAAAGACGGC